CAAGATGGCCGCCATGCAGGCCGAGATCGAGGCGCTACGGGCGCAGGTCGCCCGGCCGGCGGTCAGCGAAGCGGATGAGGTCGAGGAACTGAGGGCGCAACTGACCGCACTTGGTGTCGAGTTCCATCACCGTCACGGCGCGCAGCGGTTGAGGTATCTGTTGGACGCCGCGACATCACCGGAGGGCGTGTGATGACAGCGTTGGAAATCCTGGAAGCCGGCGCGCGTGAGGCGGAAGCCGCGCTGGCCGAACTGAAGGATCTCTGGAAGCGCGAGGATGAGGCCACCGCCGCCAATCGCGCGGCGGTACTCGAGGCGCACGCACAGGGCGCCAGGGACCGGGATGCGATGCGTGTGCAGATGGGTGGCGCCTCCACGGCGCCTTCGACGCCTGACCCGCGCCGCCCGCGGGCCTCGTCGTTACCGGCCGAGCCGCTGGCCGCGCTCGGGCAGACAGCGAAACCCTGACGGAAGCCGAATGGGAAACCTCACCCCACTGGAGACGCTGGACCAGGAGCAGAAGGCGTCTGACGCCACGATGAAAGATCTCAAGGCGCATTGGGCTGATGAGGATGCGGCTCTGGCGGCGGTGCGGACGAAGGCGATGATGGCGATCGCACAGGACAATAAGGATCGTGACGCGATGCGCGTAGCGTTGGGCGGCACTTCGGTTGATGCGACCACGACAACAACGCCCGTCATCGTGGCTACGCCGCCAGCGACAACTGACACGACGCCGCCGTCCGTGGTCACGCCTCCACCTGTCAACCCCGACCATTCGGTTGTCCTCTTGCCTACTGAAAAAGGCGTTCCACCGATGGTTCATCGGGGCGGCATTATGTCGCGATCGGGAAAAACCGGCTGATGCCGCTGACGACGCCGCAGGACCAGATCAATTTCGGCCTACGGGCGATCGGCGTGCTTGGCACGGGCCAGACGGCGCTTCCGGAGGACTACCGGGACGCCTTCTCCGCGCTCAATGGCATGATAGCGGGCTGGAACGCCAAACGGTGGCTGATCTATCACGAAATTGACGTGTCGATCCCGACCACGGGGCAGCAGTCCTACACGGTCGGCCCGGGCGGCGACTTCAACGTGGCGCGGCCAACGCGGCTCGAGGCGGCCTATTTGCGTCAACTCGTCAACAGTTCGCCGAACTTCGTGGATTACCCGCTGACCATCCTGCAATCGCGGGAGGACTACTCCAACATCGCGCTGAAGACGCTTGGATCGTGGCCGGTCGCGATCTTTTACGACAGCGATTTTCCACTTGGTAGCGTCTTTCCGTGGCCGATCCCGGCACCGCCCGGCGTGTTCGAGTTGCATCTCGTGCTCAAGGCGACGCTGCGGCAGTTCGATTCTTACGTGCAGTCGATCAATTTGCCTGACGAATACACCGAGGCGATCTGGACCAATCTCGCGATTCGCCTGACCGCACAGTATCCCGGATCCGTGCTGCCGGATGCCACGCTTGGGCTGGCTAGGTCATCGCTTGAGACAATCCGCACCGCGAACGCACAGATTCCGCGCATGGAAATGCCGACAGGGCTGGTGCGGCGGCCCCTCTACAACATCTATTCAGGGCCGGGGCAAACATATTGACCAAATCCCTCGACAACTTCGTTCTGACGGGGCCGACGAACTTCCCGATCACTATGGGCGACTTGCTTGTCACTCCGACCGGAGCGACGCAGGGAAGGCTCGCCGATCTGATCGGCGGCACCCTGTTCACCGGCGGCACGGTCACTGGCGCGACCACGTTCACGAACACCGCCGCGTTCCAGAACGCCGCGACATTCACGGGCGCGGTAACGATCAACAACACCCCTGGCAATGGGCTCAACGTCACGACGACGGTCAACGACCCGGTGACCGAGACCGTTACGAATACGATGCTGACCAACCTACGCCTGACCGCCGACAACGTGCAGGACGTGCTCTCGGCATGGCGGATGCACATCGACACGGGCGGGCATAGCTATACCGGCGCGCACTCCCCAGGTGTTTACGCGGAGGCGTCGGCTTTCACGACAGCGCCTGGCGGGACGATCAACACACTGAGCGGCGTCGTTGGGACCGTGGGAAACCAGGGGCTGGACACCGTCACGAACGCGGTCAGTTTTTTCTCGCATCCCGACTACAACACCGGCGGCGGGGTACTGGTCAATCATTACGACCTCATGGGGTCGGTGAGCAGCGCCGCGCAGAACGAATACGGCTTCGCGGTATTTTACAAATCCGGCATTGGAACCGCGACGCCGGTTGGCCTGTTGGAAATCAGAGGCGCTGATCTGCTGAACGCGACACGGCTTTTGCGTGTTCGTAATCAGACCACCGCGATCATCGATATTCAGGGCGATGCCTCCGTGCTCGTCCAAGGCGCGGTGACGCTCACGAACAATCCGAGTCTGCCGCTGGCCGTCAACACGAAAATCAGCGATCCTGTCACGACAACGGATATCAACAAGGTCAGCACCACCGTCACATTGACCGCGAGTAATTCGCAGGAATTGTATGGATGGTCGTCTCATCTGAGTATCGACACGGGCGGTGGCGCATCGACATTTTCCAATACGCGCAGCACGGCGATTTATGGGATCGGGCAGGCCACGGATTCCGTCACGGGCGGCACGGTGGCATGGGTGGGCGGCGTCCAGGGTTCCAGTGGGAATGGAGGCGTTGGCACGGTCACGAACGCGGCTGACTTTCTGGGCCGGACGGATTTCAACACGGGTGCCGGCGGTGTATTGACCAATCACTACACGCTATTCGGGCCGTCTTCGAACAAGGCGACGAACGAGTATGGTTTCTCCGTCGCGCACAAGTCGGGCATCGGCACGACCACGCCGACCGCGCTTCTGGAACTTCGCGCGGGCGACTCGCTGAACGCGACGATTCTGTTCAAGGCGCGAAATAACACTGTCTCCGTCTGGGAGTGTCACGCGGACGGTGAGATTCTATCCACGACGTTGCAGGCGTCCACGACGTTCGCGAATGACGCGGCGGCGGCGGGCGGTGGCGTGGCGGTCGGTCAGTTGTACCGCAATGGAAGCGTTTTGCAAATACGTGTTACTTAGGTAAGGAAAAGACAATGGCCGACGACACACTCATCATGACCGGGCCGACGTTCCAGCAGCAAAAACCATCGACCATCCTGGTCACGCCAACCGGCGGCACGCAGGGCAATCTGGTCGATATGCTCAATGGTGGCACGGTGGCGCAACCGGTCGTCGCGACCAATCTCAGCTATACCGGGCTGCTTGATAACTCGATCACGAACAGCATCACCGCGAGCACGACGCAGACACTGGCCGGCGCGGTGGCGATCAACACCGGTATCGCGGTCGTGACCAAGGTCGGCACAGCGGGCGACGCGGTGAAGCTGCCGCCGGTTGGTTCCGGCGTCGGAACTCAGGTGTGGATCTTCAACAATGGCGCGTCGGCGATGTCGGTATTTCCGGCTGAGACGACGACCACGATTGACGGCGGCACGACGGCTGCCGCGGTGACGATGACGAATTCGAAAAACGCGGTATTCATCCAGACGACAGGAACGTCCTGGATTTCAGCGCAGGGCGGCGCCAAGAGCGCGTAAATGCCGAGAGTCGTCCTCTCTGGTGGCGCATACGAAGCGCGCAGCGTCATCGCGTCAGCGGTGCGATCGGTGAATCTCTACGGCGAAAAAAACCCGGAGAGCGCCCCGGCCCCGTTCACATACTACGGTTGCCCTGGCCTGACCTCTCTCGTCAAACCGCCGCGCGCCGCCGCCGGTCGCGGCCTGTATTGGGCCAACAACGGCACGCTTTATTACGCCGCCGGCTCGACGGTGTTCAGCGTGTCCAAGGATTGGGTTCTGACGCGGCTTGGCGCGATCGGCACCACGATTGGCCGCGTGAGTATGGCGGACAACGGCACGACGCTGATCCTGGTGGATGGCTCGGATCAAGGATATCAGGTCGATCTCACCACGAACGCCTTCAGTCCCATCAACTCGACGAACAACTCGCCAGATCCGCCGGTGGCGGGCGCGGTGTTCGCGTTCTACGGTGCCGACCGGGTGGACATCATCGACGGGTTCATCGTGCTGAACCAGCCCGGCACGCGGAACTTTTACAGCACGTATCTCAACGAGATGAAATTCGACGCGCTGTTTTTCGCCGCCAAGAATGGATACAGCGACAATCTGGTCAGCATTTGCGTCACGAAGCGGGAAATCTGGCTGATCGGCGAGCGCACATCGGAAGTCTGGTTTGACGCCGGCGCCGCCGATTTCCCGTTCCAGATCATGCCTGGACCGTTCGCGCAGCACGGTTGCATCGCGAAATCGTCGGTCGCGCAGGCGAATGGCGCGATTTTCTGGCTGTCGCAGGACCAGAACGGCCAGGCCATCGTGGTCCGCACGGAAGGCTATGACGCCAAGCGGATCAGTAATTTCGCGCTTGAAACGGCGATGGCGAAATATCCCCAGGTGAGCGACGCGGAGGCGTTCACATTCCAGCAGGCCGGGCACACGTTCTATCAGATCAATTTCCCGAGCGCGGATCGGTCCTGGCGGTGGGACGAGACGGTGCCGGATCAGTGGCATGAGCCGATGTGGTCGGACGTGAACGGCGTCGAGCATCGGCACCGGGCGGCGTGTTCCGCCTTCGCTTACGGCAAGAACGTGGTCGCGGATTGGGAGACGGGAGAACTCTACGCGCTCGACCCGGAGAACCATACCGACGCGGGCGCTCCGATCCACTACAGGCGCGGCTTCCCGCACATGGTGGGCGACGGCAAGCAGGTGATCTATCCCGGCTTCACGCTCGATGTGGAGGCCGCCACGGGGCTTGGGACGATTGATCCGCCCGGCCCGTTTCCGCTGCTGACCGGGGCGAGCGGCGTCAACGCGGCACCGTCGATCGATGCTGGCGTGTTCGAGGATGCGCTTTTGGCCGGGCCCGCGCCGCTACCGGCGACCGCGCCGCTGATTTACCTGCGGTGGAGCGATGACCGGGGCCGCACGTTCGGCAATCCATTGCCGCAATCGCTTGGGGAAATGGGGAATTACCGCGCGCAGCCACAGTGGAATCGTTGCGGAAGGGCAAGAGATAGAATCTTCGAAATCTACGGGGTCCTCCCTGGTAGGTTCGCGATACAAGGCGCGTTTTTGGATCCTCCCCCAATTTTAATTGAGAATTAGAATGAGAACTCGCCTTGTCCTTTGTTCTGTATCGCTCGCTTCTCCGCTCCCATCGCCTTGCGCGTGGCCGACATTTTCGCTCGTGTGGCAGGGTCTTTCATGATGGAGAGAAAGACCTTGCTACGTCTCCTTCTTTCCTCATCCGATAGGACCACTTGGCTTTGGGCAACGCGAAGCTTTTGTCTTATTTCTGGTGATCTGATTTTACCCCGATTTGCAGCCGCCGTTTTAGCTATATGTTCAGGGGTATGCTTTTTCCCCAGGTGGGACTTTCGCATTTTTTCGCGAGTAGCATCTGGTGTGCCGAAAGCAATCCTGGCGTCTATTAATCGCTTCTTGTGTTCATCTGAAATACTTCGTTTGCGGTTTGCTTCTATCGCCTTGGCAAGGGCTTCTTTTGGCATCTTACGGCCTGCGGCCCATGCCTTTCTTTTCGCCAAATACTCAGGCTTCCTCATTGCCTCCCGAAATATCGCCAGCGCTTCTGGTGTGTGTTTTCGACCGCGCATTTTAGCACTCCACGCGGCCTTGAACTCTGGCGTTGACCGAGTTAGTCGTGATTTTGCCTTGCTGGCTTCTGAATGTTTAACGCCAAGAGGACTTCCGGCTGTAGGAGACGAGTTATATCCATGACCGGACGCGCTACTATGATGGTTAATCCAATGTTGTTCTCGGTCGATCAGATTATGTTTGTCGGGAACGGCCTCAACGATCTCGAAGATGAACGTGGGTTCGCCATACTTATTCCATGCTCTTTGCAGAGCAACGGAATGATGCTTGTTACCTCTAAGAGAGGTTCTGTGGGCGTGCCATCTACGCTGTATCCTCATGGAGGAACCGATATAACAACGTCCATTCACCGTATTGCGTATCCGGTAAATGCCTGAGATGATGGTGTCAGCCATGATCTGCTCCTTGCCGAGCGATGGTGGTCAGGGTGGACGCGGTGCTGATAACGCCGCGTCTGTCCGTCATAATCCTGAAATCGTTGGGCCTTGTCAAGGGATTACAACCTAATGCCGTACCTTGACGGACTTCCCGCCGCCGCGTCGGTTTCGGTCAACGACCTGATCGCTCTCGACCAGGGCGGCACGCCGAACATTCCCGGCACCGCGACAACGCGAAAGGCGACGATCGGGCAGTTTCTTGGCACGTCAGGAAATACCTACCTGCCGCTGATCGGCGGGACGCTGACCGGGCCGCTTGTCATCAATTCGACGCTGAATGTGAGCGGCACGACCACGCTGGCCGGTGGCACGTTCACCGGCACGTTCGCTGGCAATCACACGTTATCCGGCGTCCTCACCGCGAGCGGGGGTTTCACGGGCAACACGGTGTTCGGGATCGGGAGCGGCGCCGCGGGTATCGGCCTGACCACAAACAACGCCGCATCATTGTCGCGTCTTACGATCCCCACGAACACGCGGACATGGACACCGGCATCGGTGACGGACGCGACCACGCAAGCGGTCTTTATCCCTGGCCAGACAGTGACCGGGACAATGGGCGCCGTGGATGGATCGGTGTGGCTGTTCGGCGTGAACTCCAACAACATCGACAACACCGCCGCGCCTGATCCGTTCATGCCGTTCAAGGTTCAGACGAACTTCGGCGGGAGCAAGGGTTCGATCGGCGCGATGACCATCAGCCAGACGCAGACCTCTGACACGCTGGACCCTGACGGGCAGACACGGTTTTTTAACACGCTCCAGGTAACGCAGAACCTCGCGCATCGCGTGAGTAATCAGTCCAACAGCGTCGGCGTCGGCATTTACATCAACCAGGCGGCGGGGGCCGTTGGTTGGGCCAATGTCGAGGGGATCGAGTGCGGCATTCAGCGCGTCGCCGGCACGACGATCAATGCCTACAACATCATCGGCATGATCGCCACGAATACGTCCGGCAATCACGCGGTGGATTATGAGTCCTATTTGCATATGTTCGCCGCGAGTGGATCGACCAGCGTCAACACGGGGCTGCTTCTCGGCACGCCCGGCGGTCAGTGGCCGATTGATCCGACGACTGGCTGGATCGTCAACACCTACGCACAGATCAACAATAATCCCGGACTGGCGCAGCGTATGCCGATGGCGGCGGCGGGCGGGTTTGACTTCAGCCGGGTCAATTTCTCCAACAGCGTGATGCGTTCGCCCGGGTTGCGCCTCAAGGGCATTCCCGAGATCGACATAGGCCCGGCGGCGCTCGCGGCCAACGCGACCGGCGCGCAGATCGACGTGACTGGATCGAAGGGCGCGCTTGGGGCGGTGATCGTCATCGGCGCCGCGTATCAGGTCAATGATCAACTTTATGACGGGTTGGGCGGCATCATCAATGTCGATACCGTCAACGGGTCGGGCAATATCCTGACCGCGCATTATCTCGTCGGCAAAGAGCCATTCTGGTTTGGCGGCGGTGCCCCGGCCACGGTTTCGACCACGGGTGGATCGGGCAACGGGTTGGCGACGTTCAATGTGACGTGGACGGCGCTGACGGAACTGTATTTGCAGCCGGCCGGTGGCCCGGTGCGTGTCGGTTCCGGCATGATCGCGGCGAACGGTTCTGTCGCCACGGCGATGACGAACCTCGGGCCGGCCGGCTCGCACACGACGGTTCAGGAATGGCTGACCGTTAAAAACGCCGCCGGCACCGTCCGCTACATCCCGTGTTTCTAACATGACATGGAACTGGAAAGAGACCACCACGACAATGGACACTGAAATGGACACAATCGCCGATTACAGCCCCGACATGAACGAGCGTGAGGCGCGGTCGCGCGAGAAAATGACCGCGAAGCAGGCGCCGCCGGCACCGGTCCTCCCATCGGCGGAGGTCGAGGCGCTCAGTCAAAAGCTGATGGCGGAGATTTCCGAGAACGTCACGCTGCGGACGCAACTGGTCGAGGCGCGGCGGCTGCTCGCGGCGGAGATCGCTGCGTAAATGAGCGCCACGACTGAATACGCCTGCAAGATGCCGGTGCCGAGTGTGCCCTTTGTTGATCCGGTCACGGGGCTGCAAAGCCGGGAGTGGTTCCGTTGGTCGTTGCAGATCATGGCGCGCACGGGTGGCCTTGCCGGCATAGGCTCATCGGACGTGCAGGCGACCGCCAACGCGGCGCAGAGCACGGCGAACACGGCCCAGACGACCGCCGACACCGGAGTCGCGAACGCGGCGACGGCGCAGGCCACGGCGAACACGGCCCAGGCAAGCGCCACGACGGCACAAGGCACCGCCAACACGGGGGTGACGAACGCAGCCACGGCGCAGGCGACGGCTGACGCGAATACGGCGGCCATCGCGACGGAGACGGCGGCTCGGATCGCGGCGGACGCGCTTCTGGCGCCGCTGGCCTCGCCGCACTTCACGGGTAACGTCCTCGTCGCGGGCGGCATTGGCGTCTGGGGGCACGCATCGCCCGGCGCGCAGCCGGCGACACCGGTTACCACCGCTGATATAATTGCATTGTTGCAATCTTATGGATTCTGCTCCTGAGCCAGTTTCTTTGCATCGCGCGTGGTGTCGATACGATGCCGATCATGCTGGAATTGCAGCGTCATCCTGAACTATGGGACGTGAACAACCATCGCGAAACCTACCCTGGCACGCCGCACGCGGACACGCGATCAGTCTGGGTTCGGTATCGTGCGGCAGATGAAATCAAGGGTCTTGGTTCATTTCAGGAAGAGCACAGGAACGTGTTCTGGCCAGCGTGGTCGGCATTGCCTTCGCTGCGGCCTCTGGTATTCGGCCTGATGACGAAGGTATCGGCGGTGGAACTCGGCTCGATCCTGATCACCCGCCTGCCGCCCGGCGGCGTCGTGAAACCACATTCCGACGCGGGTTCGTGGGCGCCTGAGTTTTACAACTGCAAGTGTCATGTGACGCTGTCGGGAACGTCATTGAGCGAATGCGCTGGAGAGCCCGTCCGCATGGTCGCCGGGGATGTCTATACTTTCGATAATCTGTTGTCGCATTCGGTGACGAATGACGGGGATGCGGAGCGTATTGTTTGCATCGTGAGCATGAGGACAGAATGAACGAGTTCGTGGCGCATCCGTTCCAGCCTATCGAGACCGACCTGGCGTTGACCGATGATATTTTCGTCAAGTCGCATCTGATCCCGAAGGCCAAGACATATTTGCCGCAGCACGTTCACACGTTCTCGCATGTATCAGTGATCGCGGCCGGTTCGGTGCGGTTGTGGGAGGATGACACGGATCGAGGGTTGTTCAAGGCCCCGGCGACAGTGACGATCCGTGCCAACTTGCCGCATACGTTCCTTACATTGGAAGACAACACCGTGATCCTGTGCATCCACAACGTTTCGCGGACGGGCGATATCGAGGTCGCGCGAGAGAACAATCTGGTGGAGGGGTAGATGCCGTTCGCCGTGGCAGCCGGCATCGGCGCGGTCGGTTCGATCGGCGGTGCTCTTATTTCATCTGGCGCATCCAAGAGCGCGGCGAGCACTCAGGCGGCCGCGGCGGATCGAGCGTCGCAGGCCTCGCAGCAGCAACAGGCCCAGGTCCGCTCCGATCTCGCGCCATATCGGGCGGCCGGACAGACTGGTGTTGATGCGCTCCTGGCCAGTCTCGGGTTGGGCGGTCCTGGGACGAACCTGTTGGCGGCGAACGGCATCAACTCTCTGGTGTATCCGCAGGCGCCATTTCCGGCCTTCAATCCCACGCAAGCGGGTTTGGCGGCGACGCCGGGATATCAGTTCACGCTTGGCCAGGGATTACAAAGCGTGGCGAACAGCAACGCGGCATCGGGGCGTGGCATCTCCGGCGCGGCGCTGAAAGGCGCGGCGAATTACGCCACTGGCCTCGCGGATAATACGTTACGGACGCAGGCTGATATTTACCGGATGAACCAGGGCATCTATGGGATGAACCAGGGCATCTTTCAAAACAACCTTCAGAATGTGTTAGGTCCGCTCGCGAACTTGTCCAATCTCGGCCAGACAGCGGCGACACAAACGGGGCAGAATAGTTTGCAATCCGTGGGACAGAGCAACGCGGCATTGCAGTCAGGCGCGGCATCGCAGGCGGCGGGAACCGTTGGCAGCGCCAACGCGCTTGGCTCGGCACTCGGCACGGCGGCGAACACGCCACTGAACACGCTGCTGTTCAATCAACTGCTCGGGAATGGCGGAAACTCCGGCTTTAATTCGTCGCTGACCGCCGCGAACAACGCTTCGACGGCGCTTGGCCCGTCTGCTGTCAACGGTAGCATCTTCAACCCGTCCGTCGGATTTGGCGGCGTGAGCGCGGGATAATGTCAGGCACCAACCCCCTCATGTCCGGCGCGCAACCGCTCGCGACGCCGCGGCCCGATCATCCCGCGATGGGCCATGCCCGCGTCTGGCAGCACGTCGGACAGATGGATCCCGGCGACCTGCCCGCGCAAATCGCGAAACTCGATTACATCCTGCCGATCCTCGGGTCACTCGCGACCAATCCCAAAGTCACGGCCAAGGACGTGATCAAGGCGGCGGCGCGCGAGGCGGCGGACGGCAAGGTGCCACCGTCCGAGGCGATCCGGTTCATCACGCAAATGCCGGCGGATGCCGACAAGCTATCGCCGTGGCTGCGGAGCCTCTACAGCGCCAACCTGTCCGCCGTGGTACATATGAAGGCGGCGATGATGCAGCAGGCTCAGCCCCAACAGCAGGCGCCGCAACAGGCCATGCCAGCGGCGCCGGGGCCAGCGATGCCGCCACAGGGAGTGCCACCAGCATGAGCGGCGCGCTTTCCTCGCCCGGCTTTGATCCCGCCATCGCGCTCCAGGCCGGGCGGAACCTGCCGCCGCCGGCGAACCCGTTGCAGACGATCGGGCAGTTCGCGACGGTGCAGAACGCGATCAATCAGAATAAGATGTTCCCTGGTCAGATGGAACTGCAGCAGCAGCGCATCTCGGCGAACAAAGCTGATCTGTTGCAGACCTGGAAGCAGGCCGCTGCCCGGCAACTGGCGCCGCTTCTCGCCGAGGGCGCCAATCCGACATTGGCGGACGCGACAACCACTCTCGCGCGGCTGGAAAGCCAGGGCATGTCTACCCACGAACCGCTCGCCGCGCTGTCGAGCATGACGGACGGCCCGAATTTTCGAACCCAGCTCGGTACATGGATCAGTGCCAATCTGGCCACGCCGGGGAACGAGGTCGGAGCGGTTCTGGGTAGACCAGCAACGCGGGATACCGGATTGGCTATCGAGTCCGGTATCGAGCGGCCGCTTTTTTCACCTACGCCTGGCGGCTTTGTCCCCTCGACTTCAACGCCCGTTTATCCCTCACGCGCGGCCCAAATGGGTCGCATTTCAGGTCCGCCTGGGCCGAACGGAGAACCGACATCCGTTCCGATTGGGCCTGTTACCCCTCCGTCATTGACGGGATTGCCGCCCATGGGAACCGGGCGACCACTTCCGCCCGCGTTGCGAAATCCCAATGCGCCCCCGTCGAATGGTGGCGATCAACCGGCACCAGGACCGTCGTCTACCGGGCCGAATGCTCCCGTCACCATTCCGCCGACCGGCCCTGCTCCACCGATGATCCCAGGGCAAATGACCACTGGCGTCGGCCCAGCGAAGCAACAGCAGATGACTTCGCAGGGACAAACCTCCGATGCCGGGTTCCAGAAGATTTCCGATGAAGGTGTCAGGGCGCGCGGGCAGGATGCGCTACTCGCCAACATGCAAACCGACCTGAATATGTTCACCAGCGGGACGAATGCTGACAAAACCCTGGGGTTCAAGAGGTTTTTGCAATCGTGGGGCGGCCCGATGGGCGCGACGTTCGGCGTCGATCCGAAATCAGTGGCCGGGCAGGAATCTTTCGACAAGCTGGCGAACCAACTCGCTGACGCTCAAGGCGCCGGCAGCGATGCGCGATTGCACGTCAATCAAGGCGCCAATCCGAGTTCGAGCCTGTCGCCTGAAGGTGCCGACTTCATCCTCAAGCAACTTCGCGGGAATGCGGACTACCAGAGGGCGAGGCAGCAACTGGCGGCGAAGCATCCGGACCAGACCGACCTCAGAGGGTTTGAGGCGAATGTCGCCAAAAACCTTGACCCGCGCGTGTTCCAATACGCACGACTGAACGCGGAACAAAAACACAACTATTATCTTGGCATAAAGGACGAAAAAGACCGGGAAGCCTTCAAGAAGTCGTGGGCATGGGCGACGAAAAACTTAGAAGGGTTCAATGGCGGTTAGTGATTACGACCCGCTGATACAGGACGCGGCGCGTGAATGGAACATCGATCCGACCTGGATCAAGGCCATCATGCAACAGGAAAGCGGCGGCAATCGAGTTGACAGGTTCGGCCGCCCGATCACTTCGACGGCCGGTGCCGGCGGTCTCATGCAGATCATGCCGGGAACCGCCCGCGATCTGGGCGTCGAGGATGTCCATGATCCGATGCAGGCGATTTACGGAGGCGCGAAATATCTCAGTCAGTTGCTCGACAAATACGGCAATCCCATCCACGCCAGCATGGCTTATGATGCCGGGCCGAACCGCGTCGATGCGTATCTGTCGGGCAAAGCCGGCCTGCCGAATGAGACCAAGGCATATATTCCGGCTGTCTCAGCGCATTATCAACGGTTCGCTAAGGTAGATCAGCCCATGGCAGGTCCGCGAACAGCGGCTGCGAAGCCACCTCCACCACCATCCGATGTTCCGTCCGACGAGGACTTCCTGAAGGCCACTGGCACGGTTGCGAAGTCGCCTGATGCTGGCGGAGCGACCACGGCGGCGCCGAATGCCGCGCCTGGTATTCCGTCCGATGACGATTTCCTGAAAATGACGGGGGCGGCCCCGCCGAAGTCGGAGACCGTCATGGCGGAAACTCCGAATGACATCTCTGGTCAGGGGAGGGATCAATATGGAAATCCAGTCTCTCCCCTTGCTCAGGCATCTCCGTCAGAGACTGACGGAGCCCCGATCGTCAGAGCACTTTCCAGCGGTCAGGGAATGCGGAATGCGCTAATGCCAGAACCGGGCTACGTCCGTGCGCCAATCCCTTTGTTGCCATTAGCCTGGAAGGAAACAACGCCAGGGTCAGGCGAGATCGATCCAAAATCCGGATGGAGCGGGCTTAAATTCGATCCTGGCGCGGCGATTGCGCCACTCGTCAATCCAGTGCTCGACCTACTGGAAGGAACTGGACTGGAAACCAGCATGGGCGGTCCAAATGCGCCGCTCGCTGGAAAGGTCAGCCCAGCCGCGACGATGCTTATGTTGGGAGCCAGGGTGGGCAACCCAAACCCATTGCAGCCTCGCGCGTCGATTATGTCGCCGCTTGGGCGCGACATTCAGTTGGGAGCACCTGAAGCGCGCCTTCCTTCTCCTGGGGATTTGCGTATCGCTCCATTGTCGCCTGAGTTTATGGCGAATCCATTGACCGCGGACGCCAGAACGGCGGTGACAAGCCAAACACCGTTCCCGGGTGCGCCAGCTACACAGACTGGAATGCCGCTTGTGGCGAGACCAGGGGAAGCAGGGACGCCTCTGAACGCGGTACCCCCCATGCCTCGCGAGGTTGTTCCCAATGTGGGACTACCAACCACTTCGGCAGAAGCAAAGCAAATCGCGGGAGCCTACTATAAGAAAGCGGACGATGCTGGCGGCACGCTGTCGCCAGATTTCACGAACAAGTTCATCGATCGCGTGGAAAGTGCCGCGCCGCAAACATCTGAAGGCCAGATCGTCGCGGGGGAAAATCCTGTTACGAAACTTGTGGACCGGATGCAGGCATTGCGTGACAATCCAATATCTCTGTCTGGCGTGCAGGAGATTGACGAGGGGCTTGGCAACCTGATCGACAAGGAATATGGGCCGAGAGGTTTATCAAAAGACGGCAAGAATCTCCAGGATCTTCAAACGACATTTCGCAACATGATCCAGGACGCTGGGCCATCCGATATAACCGGGGGGAAAGAGGGTTTTGCCGCGCTAAGTGATGCTCGTAAGGCGTGGTCGCAAGCGATGAAAATGAGCGACCTGGAGCGGATCGTGACGCGTGCGGGCATGACCGATAACCCTGCGACCGGCATAAAATCTGGCATCCGAACTCTGTTGTCCAATCCCGCCAGATCACGCGGGTATAGCCCAGAGGAAATTTCGGCTCTAAAGGCCGCTGCTGACAGAGGCGTTCTGGGAGGGGCATTGCACGTCTTTGGGAGCCGCCTCATTCCTCTTGCGGCCGGCGGCGCTGCTTTTGGTGCGTCTACTGGCTTTCTGCCGGCGATGGCCGTGGCGGGCGCGACACATCTAGGTTCCTCGCTTTTGCGGTCTGGGGCGACGCGACTTCAATCTCGCCGTATGCAAAATGCGCTTTCCACTTTGGGTTCTGGGGTTCCCCCTGCGCCATGATCAGCGATACAGGGTCATCGCATGTGCGTTCTCGGCTTGCGCGATGGAGCGCATTCTCTCACGCCAATACCATGTTGGTCCACTGCCGATCGCCCATCCGATTCCAGCGCCCATCAGGCCGAATGTGACTATGGTCGCCGGTATCTTTTGACCCATGACGACGCCAACAGCGCCAAATGTCGCCATCAGTAACATGCACATCAGCACACGCGCGAACCATCCTCCAATGAGCCAAAAATAAAGCAGCGCCAGAAACACGCCAACCCAGATGAGAACGACCATTTGACGGTCCGATCAGTTATAGATTGAGGGATGAAGTTTCTTATCCAAGACATCGAGAAAAGCTTGCGTAAGCGGAACCCCATGTCTCACTCGCCGCGAGTAGACGGTGGCATATTTGATACCGTACTCCTGACAAGCTGTTTGCATCGGTTTCCGTTTCCCACAAATTGTTATTCGGTTTGTATCTCTTCGGTTGAGCGACTGCTCCTTAGGCGTCGCCCATACGCAGTTATCTGGAGAATATCCCAGGTAATTATTAAGACGCTCAATGGTCTTTCCATGCGGTCTTTCTCCCATATCCGCCAGAAAGTTGGCAAAATCATTCCACCTTTCGCATACGGCGATGCCACGTCCAGCATAAGTCCTGAACTTCGAGTCCTCTTGACTGGAACACCTTTGCTTCATTCCGATCCACACTTTATAGGTCGGCTTGATTGTGCGGTTCGCGGTAGCACCGTGAGTGGTATTGAATTGTTTAGTCCGCTCGATAGACAGACATCCGCAGGAATTAGTCTGGCCAGTCCTAAGACACTTTCCAGGAGATGTGGTCTCGGTTCCGCAGACGCAAATGCATTTCCACACCGCGTTGCGATGCCTATCGTTTCCCGCATAGGCGATTACAGTCAGCCGGCCGAACACACGATTAGTCAGATCAATACGAGCGCTCACGTGCCCATTACCCGGACGCCTTACTGCCGCGATGTGCATCCACGATACGGCGCACTAAGTCAGCAACCGAAATCCCAAGGGAAATTGCCTCGGCTTTCAGATATTCGGCTTGCGGCACGGTGAACGTAATAGTCTGTTTGTGTCCGATCATGAGTGCTTATAGGCACCATATCGGAACTACGTCAAGGACAAAATGATGGCGACTGCCAGCTTGCTTTCTCTGCCCAAATACGTGGCGTTCGACCAGAACGGGAACCCCCTCAGTGGCGGACTTGTGACTACTTCCACGCCGGGCGGCGGACCATTGCGCTCAACGTGGCAGGACGCCGCGATGAGTATCGCGAATTCCAACCCAATAGTTCTCAATGCTGATGGAGCCGCGACGATCTACGGAACTGGAATTTATCAATTTGATACCACGGATGCATTAGGAAATATCGTTGATGCTTACAGCGGCATCGTTTCAGCCCCCCTCCAATCCGGCACATTCGCCACGATCGCGGACCTTCGCGCGAATGCCCTGATCGTCACGGCGCCTTACGAGGTCGAGGTCACGGGATACTATGTGCCCGGGGATGCGGGCGCCGGAGATTTCATCTTCATCCCATCGGACCATACCTCCATCGATAACGGTGGGACGATCGTCGTTGACGCCGCGGGCCAGCGGTGGTTTCGGGAAATCCCGGACGCGCAATGGTCCGTTATGTGGTTTGGCGCGAAGGCCGACGCCACGACTGACGACACCGACGCGATCAACGCGGCTCTGGCGGCGGCGACGCCTGGTCGAGACGTGTGGCTGTCCGCGACCGGGCGGCATCTCTGCGATTCCACCATTACCGTGCCGAAGGGCGTTGCCCTTCACGCCGGATGGAACGTCCCAGGATCAACCAATTCATCAGCATCTTCGCCTCAGTCCCTGGACCTGACCACGCTCAATGGCGCCTTGATCCTGGCGTCGACGGCAACGATCACGCTCAACAGTTCATCCGCCTTGCGTGGTGTGCCGGTCTATCGTCAGGGTCTTGTCATCCCCGCCGCCGACAGTTCGGCGTTCGCCGGAACCGCGATCACGGTAGCTGGTGACGACGTGTATGTCGGGTATTGTCTGGTCCTTGGCTTCGCGCAGGCATATTACAGCGTCGCTGGTGGAAACTCGTTCGTTCGGCAGAAGATTGAATGGTTATGGGGAGACAATAACGCCGGTATTCGGATCGACAATTCGCACGATACGCCAAACATCATGAATTGTCATTTCTGGCCGTTTTGCACTTATAGCGCGAGCGCGTCCGCGGCTCAGCATTTCCGTACAGGCACGGCGTATGACGTGACGGCCTCCGATCTTCCATCGCTTCGTCATAACTTTTGCATCAGTTATAAGATTGGCTATCACATCGGTCAATGCGGTGGCGCGTTGCTATTAGACTGTCAGGCTGATGGGATTTATGATCTGGCTATCGGATTCAGATTTGACACAGGAATTGAAGGTAGCCGTGCGATTGGTTGCACCGCGTTCGCCAATGCCGGCAACACAGACGCGGTAGGATACGTGGTGGATGTTCCTACACAGGACTATATGGAATTTTCTTCCTGCTATTCGAACACCGCCGCTACCGCATACCAGATTTATTCAGGAGACGTGAAGATAATCGGCGGCACGGTTGATGCGGCCGTGATTTGCGTGACAGTTGTATCACCTGATAGTTTTGTCACGATATGCGGAGGTTTTCGCGCCGAACAAATCACGAATGCCGTGGTATTCAATCAGGGCGGTGGGGGCGGGATATACGTTTCTCCTGATTGCGATTTCATCCGCCTTAATCTCGGTGGAGGATCGGCCGGCGTATCGACTACCATGGCGCCATTTGTCATCCCGTCAGCAGGGTCCATCGATCTTCCCAGGTCGTTCGATTTCTTCGAGGTATCCGGAACGACGACCATTAACGCGCTATTCAACGGATGGTCGGGGCGCCGCGTTAGGTTTGTATTCGATGCCGCTCTCGTGATTACCCACTCTCACGTTGCTGATGGCATTTCTTTGGTTGGTAGCGCCAATGTCACGACGATCCAGGGCATGTCCATTGATCTGATCCACAATGGATTTCAGTGGTTCGAGGCGGGTCATGTCGTCACGACCGGCGGCGGGAGTTCAAGCCTCACATCGCCAGGATGGCGTATTGATGTTGATGGCACGATCGAGAATTGGGCTTTGGTAGTGACGGACATTACAGGACACGGCACGTTCACATTCGCTCAGCCGTTCGTTACGGCGATGTTGAGCGTGCAAGGAAATGCACAAGGCACCATTCCGTCTGATGTTGTTGTGGTTTTTGGCGCTCAGACGACAACGTCGATCCCGGTTTATACGGCGGCGGCGGGAGTGGGGATAGCATCAGGCGTGTTTTGTCGCGCGATCGGGCATTGATCCAATCTTGAAAAGAGGAACAGGGTGATGCGTTTGACATGGCTCGCCGCATTGATGGCGATTGGATTGACGGGACAGGCCGCCGCGCAGACCGCGATCCGTGTGACGAGTTGCGGCGATGCGAAGCCGCCGATAGGCGTGTCACAGGTCTATATGGATGTGAACGGCAACCTCTGCACGTCGGCATCGGCAGCTACATCAACAATCACATGGATCGCACCGGCCTTGGTGTCCGTCACCACGACGGCGACTGTGGCGCCGGCGGGCCAGAAGGTTGTGATAATCTCGAACGCCACGGCGAGCGGCGGGGGCACGCTCACGTTGAACCTTTTCGGAACGGCAGCGGTCATCAACACGGGTGTTGTTCTTCAGCCTGGGCAGGTCGCCACGATCAGCGGTCAACCTGTTGGCACCGCCATCACGGGCGTCTGCTCTACAGGGACGTGCCTGGTAGGGGTCCAGGCCGGCTCATGACCATGTGGAAGTGGCTTGCCCTGTTCGCTCTGGCGCCTGTTCTGGCAAACGCGCGTGTGACGATCCTGAACGGGGTCAACATCGGCGGTGGCGTGTCCGTGTCGAACAGTTCCGCGCCCCCCGCGCCGCCTCCGTCCTCGCCGTTCGCCCTGGTCGCGCATACAACAAGCGTCGCCAGTCAGAACACCGTGACGACGCCGGCGATCGATACCTCGACCGCGAACATCTGCATCGTCAAGCCATCTTGGGCGGTCAGTTCCACGTCGATCACTTGCGCTGCGAATATCTCGGACAGCAAGAGCAACACATGGCTGACCGCGTCGGCGCCTGTCGGCAGCACGACCGGCAGCGGCATTTGCTACGCGGCGCCTTGCACGACCGGCGCGGGGCATACGTTCACGTTCACGAAGACGGCGGCATCGTTGTTCGGCAGCATTCAGGTCGCCGCGTTCAAAGGCGCCGGCACGATTTCGCTCGCCGCCAATGACGTTTCCAGCGCGAACTCGGGCGGCGCATCCGTCACGACGCTGCAAGCCGGCGGCGTCTCGCCGCAGCATAATTTTATGCTGAGCATCGCGGGCGTGACATCGACGCAAACCGGAACGTTGACGGTCAATGGTCCGTTCTCCGCGAATATCACCGACAAGCTGCCATGGGACGGGACGAACGGCGGCGGCGGCGCCTTGGCGTATAATATCCAGACAGCCGCGACAGGCGACAACCCGACATGGACCGGCACAAGCGGTATCATGGCGGCGTCGCAGGCGGTGTTTATATCCTCTGCCGTACTTCAGGCTCCGGTCGCGACAACGTCGCCGTGTGATGCTCTGGCGTCCGGGTGCCAGGAAGCGTGGTCACTGACCCGGACGATGCGCGCGGCGTACGTTGGGCCTTTGTTCCAGATCGCCAAAAACTCCGACAGATCGACGCTCGATATCGGCCAGACCGGCGGCGTCGTTGACATGAGCGCGGCCTCCGCGTTCTGCGGCGGGACGCTTTCTAATTGCCACATCGTTCAGATTTACCCGAACGTGAATGCCGCCAACCCTCTGCACTATTCCACACTCGGGAACGGTGGCGATGTGAACCGTCCCGACTGCACCGTGCCGGCGGTTCCGACACGTCCTCCGTGTGCCGCGCCACTTGCTCTTGGCGCCACGACGGGCCTTCCTGAGATCGCGACGAACATCCTCGGCGGTCCTCCGAGATTCGGGTATCAATATTTGATCGGCACCGGAACGGACGGCAACAGCACTGGCATCGTCTCGGGTGGCGCCGATCGAACGCTCGTTGAAATCGGACAGTTTCAGCCGGGCAATGGCGCGTGCTGCGGCAATTGGGGACCATCGGCGCACACGCTCGGGGTCAACGGGTCATCCTTTCTCATCGCGCTCGGGTTCGGTGATCCCGGTCCCGGCGTGCTGGAATGCAACGGCAACTCCTATTGTGCGACGATCGATTGCGAGGCTGGCGCGGGTTGCAACGCCACGGGATTTCCACCGTCGCCGCTCTATTCGATCAATCTGCCGACGAACTCCAATCTGGTCATCGCGAAATACAACTCCGCGACACGGCAGAACTCGATCAGCTTCAACGCGGCGAATTACTATTCGGTGACGGCCGGCGTCGGTTACATGGCGACCGGCACGAAATGGTCGCTCGGTGGCGGCGGCGATCTGACCACGCCCGCACCGGTCAAATTCTGGGAAGGTTTCATTACGAATGCCGTGGCATCCGCTGGTGATGAAACGACGCTGCTGGCCAATGTGAAAGCGTTTTATCCGATGGCGACATTTCCGTGAGGGCTTTCGCTGCTGCCTGATGTCGGCCTCGGCACCACGCGAAACAGCAAGGCACGCACACGGACAGGGCGAGATCGTCATCATAGCGTTAAATCATCGGTAGCGATAGCGGGGAGGCTGCCGTGCCGGATCTCGGTGAGAGAATCATGAGCACGGTTGAGCGAAGTTGGAACGTCGCGAAGTCTTTACAGGTCGGGCTTGGGATCGTCGTGACGCTGATCGGGCTGGTCAGTTCGGTAGGTTACGTGTTCTGGCGGTTCGGCGCTTACGAGCGCGATTCCATGATCCACGATGCCAGGATCACGGCGCACGATGTCGCGATCAAATCGCTTCAGGAACACAACGTCATCCTGTCGCAACTGCAACTGTCGCAGAAGGTGGACGAGAACCGGATCACGACGCTGGAAGGTTTGCTCGGACATGAGATGCGCGACCTCTCCGCCAGCGTCGCCGGTTTGACGTCGCAAACGGTCGAACTGAAGGACCGCATCGGCGTGGTCGGCAAGCGTTCCGAGGACGGCGACCGTGAACTTCGCGCCGGGCAGGATGCGCTCATGAAGGCGCTGATGGACACACATAAAGGACACTGATCATGGGTTGTTTTAGCGCGGCTTTCTTCGTGAATTTGCTGATATGGTTGATCGTCATCTGCGCGGTCGTCGCTATTTTTCGTCGGGTGCTCCCTGTCGTGCTTGGCTGGCTTGGCATGGCAGGCGACCTCGTCATGCAGGTGCTTAATATCGTGCTTGTCGCGATCGTTCTGATCTGGCTTGTGTGGTTCGCGTACGATCTGATTCAGTGCGCGGGCGGCATGGGCGTCGGGCGGCATTGAGGCTCCTGGCCGCGCTGGTGGCGGTCAGCATGACGGTATGGTTCTGCGTCCGGTATTGGCTTGCGTAAGTCACAAGTATCCTGGCGTTATTATATCGTCAGAAAGGAAACAATAATGCGTTAAAAACCGCGTCACTTCCGCTATTCTGTAATGAAACACTCTGATCTCTGACTACGGGGCTGTATTTTCAGCACTGACTATCCGGGGAGATCTAAAATGTCAAATCAGAGTGCTATCCTTGTCCGGTGATCCGTTTGCAGAGCGAAGGAAGGCAAATAATTCGCTCTCGATGCCGTTATCGTCTGTGTATGTGATTTTGCTCACAGTCATCGGCTCGGCAACTGGTGGATCATGGTTCATGGCCGCGCTGAACTCTCAGGTTCAACGCCATGAGGACAGGCTGAAGGTCATCGACGATGACCGGGACAGGCTGAAAAAAGAAGTCGCCGCGTCGCTTGATCCACTGAAGCACGACATGGCGACCGCGTTGGAGACTTTGCGTAAGGACATGGCGGAACGCCGCACCCTGTCGGACGAGAACCTGAGGTTATTGCAGCAATTGGTCGAGGGCATCAATCTCAGGCTGACCAGGATGGAGGCGCAATTGACCTTTCTCGGCAACCAGGTTCCACCTGCCGCGCAAACATATGTCCAGCCTCCGCGCAGATGAAAGCAACGGCACTGCTGCTCGCGGTCGTGGCGGGCTGCCATCCGGCTCCGTATCGTTCGGCTCCGCCCGTCAGGGTGGATGTGCCATGGCCGGTCAGGCAGCCCGTGCATAAAAAAGAGCACGAAACCGACATGGCGGAGGGAGGTAATCCCATAGAGGTCATCAGGGGTGCGGCGGACACAAAAGATCAGGCGAAAAATTATGTTCTGGCGCCCAATTCAGAACCGGATTCCATTGACCAACTAACGATTTTATCGCAAAAGCTTGATGTGGCACGAAATATCATGGAAGAACATCGAAAAAAGGATGGCCGGTATGATCAACGTGATGTCGCGGCGTTGGCCAGGGCGACAAAAGCAATGCGCGACTTTATAAGTCAGGTTAACGGGCATTGAATCCATTCTTTGTTCTTTTTTGTCTTGCTTCGCTGTCCTGGGTTCTGGTGTTCGAGTTGCTGTCCAACCTGATGCAGTTCTTTTGAATGAGCGGCACGAATCACACTGAAAGCCGGGTTGCCATTCTCGGGCCGGTTGTCGTTTCCATTTTCGCTGAGGTGGTCTTCGTTCTCGCCATTACGGTGGCGTGGTGGACGAAGGACCCTTCGCTGGGAATCTTACTCGGTGCCGCGTCGGCGCAGGCGACAACGGCGGCGGGCTACTGGCTGGGGTCATCGAGCGGGAGCCGCGCGAAGGACAAGACAATCGCCGATCAGGCAACAGGAGAAAAGTAGCCTTGAGTTATCCGCAGAACCACAAAATCATCGATATCAGTCATTTCCAGCCGACGCCGGATTTCCAGATGGTTAAGGGCGCCGGCGTCATCGGCGTGATCCACAAGTTTTCCGAGGGCACCACGGTCAGGGACAGTGAATATTCGGCGCGTCGCGTCGCGGCCAAGGGCGCCGGGTTGCTTTTCGGCCGATACCACTTCGGCCATCCCGGCAACATCGCGGCACAAGTCGCCAATTTCCTCGACGGATGGCAACCCGACGAATTGTTGGCGCTCGATTGGGAAAACACGACAGACGGCGCGATGTCGGTGGGTGACGTGATCGAGTTCCACGATCGCGTTCTTGCCGCGACCGGCCAACGCATCGCCATTTACAGCAGCAACGCGGCCAAGGAAGCCCTGAGAGGCCCTGATCCCGTCCTGAGCAAATGCCGGCTGTGGCTCGCGCAATATGCCGCGGCGCCCGTGTGCCCGCCTGGATGGTCGAAGCCATGGCTGTGGCAGTGGACGGCACACGGCTCCATCGCGGGAATCACGGGCAATGTGGATCTCGACTCATTCGACGGCACCGATGATGAGTTGCGTGCGTCGTGGGCTGGTGTCTCGGAGCCGCCGGAGACGGACACCGTCACCGTGACGATCAGCGTGCCGCGCGGGTCGAAAGTGCGGATCACAACAACGGGCGAGGTCGAGGTATCATGAGACATGGACAATGGACGGAGGATCCGCCGCTGCGGTTGACGGCAAAGTCCGCGTCGGTCGTGAGCGAGGATCCCGCACCTGAAAAGATCGCGCTGTTTTGCGCGACGTATCACGCGATGAATGGGTTCAAAGACCCGACTAATCCGGCGCTTCTGGAAGTCCTGCGCTGGCTGTTCGATAAAGCACAACCGGCGCGGTGAATGACCGTATGGACCAAGTCGGCTATCGCTTTGTTACCCTTGCTTCTTGCCGCGCTGGTCACGATCGCGTGGCAAAATTCTCATGCGCTGGTCGCCATGTCCGTCACCGTGGATGCGCTGCGGATTGACATGGAGCGCATCGAGCGGAACGCCGTGGCGTGCGCGGAGCCAAGAAAATGACAAGCGACAACAGGTGGCGCGCGATTTTCGACGAGGTCGAGGACATGCTTGGGACGCGCACGTCGCGGCTGCTCCTACTGGCGGCAGATCGCAAGATTGAAGAACTCAGCCAGAAACTAGACCGCATCATCCAAAAACAGGAGATCATCATGGCGACACTCGTGGACATCCAGGCTGCTGTCGCGGCAGAAAAAACGGTTGAGGACTCGGTCCTCGCGCTGCTCGCGGGCCTGGCGCAGCAGCTAAAAGACGCCATTGCGGCGAACGATCCCGTCGCCATGCAAGCCGTTGTCGATAGCCTCAACAGCAACGCGGCCGCCATGGCATCAGCGGTCACGGCGAACACGCCAGCCCCTACGCCGCCCACTCCATGATTCATCTGAGGTCGTCCGACCCACTCGGCGCCGACCTCGCGCCGCTGTTACGCTTGCTCGGCGGTGCGCCAGTCGCGCCGCCGGCAACGCAGCCGCCAGCGGTCGATCCGCCTGTCGTGGTGGATCCGCCCGTTGTCACGACGCCACCGGCGATCGCGAACTTCCCGCCGGTCGATGGCGCGGCGATGCTGCCTTACGTGCAGTTCCAGGGTGACCCCGGCAACGGGCCAGGCTTCGTCACCCAAAGCCGCGTTGACGTGCCGGCCGAACTCGTCGCCGGGCCGTTCTTCATGACCGGCTTTTTCCTGGCCCGCGATTCCATGTTCGGGATGCTGGCGGCGATCGGCGCCCAGGACAATCCTGACGGCGGGCTGATCAGCCTGACCCTACAGGGCGCCATGGTTCGGTTGTTCCAGTGGTGGTGGCCGGCGCCGGGGGGATGGCAAGTCCTCGCCGACAGCAACGGCACCGTGAAGTCAAACCAATGGCAGCACGTTTGCGCGACGGTCGCCTCGACCACGTCCCGCGACCTCGTCGTTGATGGAGCCCGTGCCGTTCCCGAGGTCGTGACGACGATCGTCCCGCAAGGGCCGCTCGCGTTGACGTTCGGCTCGTACAAGACGGTCGTCGCCGGCGCGACGAACATCGAGCGGCACAATTTCGACGGCGGCCTTCGCGATTGGGCCGTGGTGCGCGGCACGCCGACAGACGCGGAGATCGCGCGCCATGCGGGCGGCGAAAGCGCGGTCGCGATCTGGGGCTCGCGTGTGTGGGATGCGTGGTCGTTCACGCACGATCCTCGGGTTGCCGCCGAACCCGGCATCAATGGCCACAACCTGGCATGGATCGATGGCGGGAACGCGCCCGGTCATCATCTGCCAACCCTGGTGACAGCATGACAATCGAATTTGGCACGCTCGACCTCGTCGCCGACGCGGCGAAGATGTTGGCGTTTCTGCAAGCCTATACAGGCGGAGGCACCGGAACGGGCACTGTCCCGGTCGATACCACCGACTATTTCCCCGCCGATCCGGCGCTCGCGAAATTCCCGTCGCCAGAGGACAGCCGACAGACGATCACGAACGGCGTGGTCGGCGGCCGGCCGTATCTGCTCGACGCCTCCGGGCGCGTCCACACGTTGAAAGTCGTGGCGGGCGTGAACGAATACTGGATCAACGGCGCCTCGCAGATGGCCGGCTGGTCAGGCCATGCGGACAGCCCGCCGGTACAACTACTCGTGCGCCAAGGCACCGTGTTCGTGTTTCTCGGATCCGGTGCCATCCAGACGCAGAACGCCAACGGGTTCCGGAACACGCCATTGCCGGCGGCCTCGACCGGCACGACAGGCACGCCAGCACCGCCGCCGCTGCCCGCGTTCCCCACACCGTCTGCCATCGCGCCAGGCTCGTCGAGCAATTTTCGCCTCGCCAGTGGGGATGCTCAGTTCGCTGATGCGCTGGCGGCGGCGCAACCGGGCGATACGATCAGGCTGGTGCCGGGCATGTACACACAGCCTCCAAAGGCGATCACGGTGCCGATCCTGCTCGACCTGAACGGCGCGACGCTGGATATGACCGGCAAGACGGGCTCGCTGGCATACGGCAAGGGGTGCATCGTCCCGACTGCGGACTGCATCATCCAGGGCGGCACGATCACCGGCACAGCGATGGACCAGGGCCAGGGTGAACTAACCTCGGCGATCAGGCCGGATGCGGGTTGCGGCTATCTGACGATCAAGAACATGACGCTACACGGCAACCAGTGCGGTGTCGGCCATGGCGGCTCGGCGGTGGTGATCGACATCGAGGACTGCGATATTTCGGACAACGGGCTGCCGAACAACGCCGGCGCGAATACGCACAATCTCTACGTGGGTTCGGACTGCCGCCGCCTGACGCTCACGCGGGTTGTCAGCAACGGTTGCAAGGACGCTCACGCGGTTAAGTATCGCGGGCCTGAGTTGATCGTCACCGGCGGCACGTTCGCGGCATCGAACGGTTCGTGCTTCGACCTACCGGATGGATCTACGGTGCCGTTCCAGATCACTGGCGCCACGCTGAACAAGGCGGCAACTGACGGCGACCACCATTGCATGGGGGTTGGTGAAGAGTCCCAAAGCAATGGTTCTGCTGGCGGGTTCATCAACGGCGGCACGATCAACGCTCTGTGCCCGAACCCGTTCATCGCCGGGGTGGGTACAGTGACGTTCAAGGGCGTGACGGAGCCGGTGAAGATCGTCGGGGAAAGCGCGGCGCTGGTGATCGTCAGGACGGCGTAGCGCGTCGAATATCGTCCCGAGACGGTTCAATGGTGCAGTCGAGGCCATTCCATCCGAACCGTGTCGCGCCGCGCAGATATTCTCGAACGAAGATATTATCCTCGTGCGATGGGTCACGGGACTGACGCCAATGGTTCTTTACCCAATGGCGCAATGCCGCCCGTCGCGCCTTGCCAGGCGGGATGTCACGCAGCCGAAAAGCAGCGCGAACACCGACAGGATCGGTGACAAACCTCGCGCGTGGAACGTCTTGTTCCCCCAATAAAACCGACCACAGGTATTCGCGTCGCAGTTCCACTCCATGCGCGATCCTGATCCTGAAATCATCCTCGTTCGCCGTGCCGCTGTCTGAGCGGCTCGAACGATCATAGATCGCCGCGAACGAAACGCGATCTCCGCCTTTCGGGTGATTGTGAGCCAGACAATCCACGGATTTGTTTTTCGCCAGTCCGACCGGCGCGCTACAGGACCACGCCAGTCCACGCCCATCGATATATGCCTCGCTTATCTCGACCATGCGCGGAAATGTCAGGCGCAGCTTCCCACGCCATTTTTTCATGTTGAGGGTGGAAACCCGGGCGAACAACCATCCTTGGCCAACGTTCTCTCCGAGTTCCTGCCCCTCTTTCGGGAATGCGAATTTCGCATCCATAGGCCAGACCGGAGCATCGCTCACGTCGGCGGCGTAAAGGATTTCGTCGTCTCTGCCCAACTCAGGATCGAACAACTCGAATCCATCAAAGTCCTTCAGCGCGGCTTTTGGAAACATCGTATCCGCGCGCACGTCATTGCCGGCGAGAAGGTGGGTTATGCTGTCGAGGACGCTTTCAAAGACGGCGGTCTGATCTTTTGGCATTGGAGCGTTCTCCTTGCCTGCCTTAATCTCTTCAGCCCGTAGGCCGATCGGTTCGCACCGCCGCCTTCATCTCCGCGAGGAACGCGACCGCCGCCCGCTCTGAGCACAGGAACGCGGCGCGGATCAGCACGATTATCTGGGCGTCGGTGGTCATCTCCTGATCCATTTCAGCATCGTTTCCGTGGCATCAATCGCCATCACGGCAACCACCACATTGAGCGCGAACATCCAGACAGTCATCTCCGCTCCATCGCCGCCAGTTCAGCCAGTGCGGCGGTCAGTTCGTCGGCGCGCACATAGCTATACGCGAACCCGCCCGGCTTCATGCTGACGTTCTGGAACCGATGCAGGATCGCGCGGAGGGCGGACGACGGGGCCGGCTGATCAGACCCGTCAGCGAGAACGCCCCTAACAAATCGATATCCAGGCGGCATCATCGGCAGTCCGCTGATTCCCCGCGCCTTGTCGGCGGAGGGGATGGCGTCTTTGGCTTCTTGTTGCCTGATATACTCAGCCAGCCGCAGGTCGTCATCGCGCTTTGGGTCTGCGGGGATGGACGCCCGCATATGCTCACCGAGATTATCGAAATGCGAATTGCACATGCGGATCACTATTTCGCGGGCTTCTTCGTGGGTAATGATCTCAGGCGCCACATCGAGCACGGCATCTGGAATTTCATGCGTCATTTCAATACCTTGCGCGTTGCATTACGCTAACTGGCTGATAGGGTAAAATAGGCACATTATTCCGTGGCCCCGGTAGAGTTCAGCCCCGGTGCTCGGCGACGCCACGCGAAACCACCGCGTTCCAGGCCGCCGGGAGCACTCGGCCACCTGATCAAACGACCGTTTACGGATAACCTGTGGAATTGTACAAAACGTCATCCGGCCTCCTGGATCGCGCTAACGAACGCCCGCAGATCCGTGGTCTGCGTCCGCACGCGCTCGAGCGCCGCGTCCCACGCCGCCGGCGCGAGGCTGGTGTCGGATAACTTGCGGAGCAGGCGTTCCAGGTCGCCGCGCACGGTCTCGAACTCGCGGATCGCCAGCAGCGCGGCTTCGTGGCGCTGGCCGTGACGGATAGCGGTTGTCATGGTGTGGCGTCCTCTTGGTTGACCGGGCTCGGAAGGCTTCGGTGAGCTTCGCCATTCAGTAGACCGGCATTGATGGTTTGCCAGTTTTTCGTGCTGGTTTGCCTGAGGGTTTTACCGCGCGCAAGACGAAGCTGATCGCGCAGCATACCGACCGCCTGCCGGACGACCGACGACGGGATCTGATCGCTTGGCGCCGCCGCCATCGACTGGACAGCGGTCATTAGGCTGACGAGCGCCGCCATGTCCTCACGAGCAATGGCAGGCGCGACAACCTTCTCCGGCTTCGGCGGGATCACCCGCTCGCCAGTCTCAAGGTTTGCCTGATTGCGGACGGCGCGGGCCAGCCATTCGGCCATGGTTTCACCAGTCTTCGTGGCGCAGGAAACGGCCAGTTTCCGCGTTTCCACCGGAACTGACTTCACGGTCCAGGGAGCCTTGTCGGGCTCCTGGTTTGCCTCATTCGCCATGTCGTTTGCCTCTTGGTTTGCCTGATCGTGGTCTAGCGATTCCGGGGCGTCTGGCGCAAGCCGCATGTGCGGCAAGGAAGCCTTCCTGTCAGCCAGAATCCACGTCTCGCTGCTGTCGCTCAACTCCAGGACAAACCACCAGGGTTCGCGGCGTAAATTCTGGACGTGCGCGATCGGGCGCGGTGGCGGCGCGGGGATCCACCGCTCGGCGTTCGCGGTCGTCACCGCGCATCCTCCATAAATGCCGCCAGCAGCCGCGCCAGCAGCCGCACCGTCACGACCGGCACATCGGCGCCGCGATCCTGCACCGCGTCGCCGGCTGACCGCAGCACACCGGCCACGAGACGTGCGGAAACCGGAACTGAAACGTCGGTGACGCTCGCGGTGATGCGGGCCATGCGATGGCTGTGCGTTTCGGACATGCGGCGTGCTCCTTTGTTGTTACTCCGGCTTTTCGCGCATCTGGAAGTGGCGCATCAGTCTTTCGTCGCCCCTTATCTCATCCATGTATTTATTGTCTGTGGTCAGGACGATGCGAAGGATTTGCACCAATTCATAAGCCGTCAGGTCGGGTTTCGCCGTGTCCTTGTCGAATACCCATGTTGTGGGTGTCCGATCCTCTTCATCGACAAATCTGACGGATATGCTGATATAATCGTTGGTTTCTGGCATTGTTACTCCGGTTCGGTTGCCTGTTTCGGGAACGTGATGCGGATTTCGCCGGCGTCGGCCTGCGCTTCGGCTTCATCGAAAAACGCCATGGCCTGATACTCGTCAGCGCACTCGATCTCGATGCGGACGACGCGGCCGGTGCGGGTGATCTGGATGTGGTTGGTCATGGCTTCGGCGGCTCCGATTCAGGAACGGGTGGTAACGGCATCCACCACGCGATGCCATTGCCATTCCAGTAGCCGTCTTCGCACAGCGTCTTACGATAGAGCCCTTCGCTGACTTCTTCGTAACGGTCACGCGGAATCGTGAACCAATACGTTACCTCGAACTCGCCATGGATCGTGTACGCCAGGAATTTCGTGCCGTCCTTGGGCGCGGTTTCGGCTGGTTGCCATTCGGTCATGCCATCAACTCCGCTCGCGGCACGCGATGGTACGCTAGCGCGTTGTAGAATATGGAGATGAAGTTGTTCATGGCACCCATGACTCTGAGCGCATTTTGAAATGCCTCATCAATCTTTCGTTGCCAATTATTTTATCCATGTATCTGTCATCCAGCTTTATCGCGATGCGAAGAATCTGCGCTAATTCATAGGCTGTTATATCCGGCATTACCGTGTCTTTGTCGAACACCCACACATTGGATGTCTTGTCTCCATTATCTACAAACGTAACGTAGAAGCTGGTGTAATCGTTCTCAGGTTCGCTCACGTCACCATCTCCCTGCGATCAAACACGCGATGGTAGCAGATTGATCTGTGAACCGCGCAGTATTCCCGCGTCACCGCCGGCTCGTCGCAATAAACATGCGTCGGCGCTTCGTTCCCCCACATCGGGAACTGGCACGTCCGCCCAACCGGAACATACCGCGCCGCGACGGGCGCCACCGCTGGTCTGGGCGGCGCATCCGAGCGGGCGCGCGTGTAGGGGCCGAACACGAACAGCGGCGGCAGTGACACGACAGATGGCAATGGCGGCAGCGTGACGACGGGCGCACGCACTGGCCGTGATCTTGGTTCGCCAGGTTCACGCGGGATTGGGTTCTCGCGCGATGGAAGGTCAAGCCTATGCGCCTTGCCAACGATGGCGTTTTTGGTGCGGCCCGTCATGATGCCTATGACCCGGGTTGAGTGGCCCTCGTGCCATAAAGTCCGCAACCGGTCTATCTCGGCAGCGCTGAACGATCCTGTCACGCGCGGGCCGGCGACGATTTCACTCAAAACAGTCTCCTTCAAAAGTTGAAGCCGGACGCGCGGCGGACAACGCTTTGGAGAACCCGTCTCCGCCTGCCCGCGCCCGGCTTCGGCTGATGCCAGCAAGGGGGAACCATCAGCCACCCGCGGCGGATCCGAAATTCGCGCCGCGTGATTCGTCAATCGTGATCTCGATCTTCACGCGCACCACGCGGCTCGGTTTCCAGCCATACGGTTCTGCCTGTAGATCGGCTCGTTCGGCGATGTATCCGTAGCACTCGCCGCAAAATTTCCGCGCATCGTCGCGCGTCGGAAACAAGCGGGTGCGCGTGGTACCGTTCGCTTCGCCGTCCAGCCACGTCCGTGCGCCGTCCAGTTCGTTGTCGCTGGTGCATAGTATCGCCCAGGCGCGAACCGATTTCATCTTCGTAACGCCTCCACGACATATCCGAGCGTTGGGCGCCGCACGACAACGCGACCGGCCATGGCGCGTGGTGTGTTCTGTGGCAAATGATGGTTCTGCGCGATGTCGGAACTGTCCACGCTCGCGAACGGCCAACGCAATCCAGAGCATTGCATTCCGCGCAGCATGTGGATCGGCGGCGTGCGGTGAAACACGGTCGCGAGTTCGTTCCAGGCATCATCCATGCGCGCGATCCACGCATCAGAAAGAACCTCGGCATATTCCGCAGTCGAACCCATGCACACGCGCGACCAGCCATCATCGATAAGCCGGCAGAGCCGTGAGATCGGTTCGTCCATGTGCCAAACCGGCGCCGCCTGCCGCTTGCCGTGCTGCCAGGCGTTCAGCAGCCCGTCCTGCTCTTGAGAAGGCGCGTCAATCACATCGGGCGGAATGGCCCATGTCGTCGGGTAATCAAGCCACTGATCGACCCAGGCGTAGTATTTTGACCAGATCGGCGCCTTGCCTGATTTCCACACTCCGAAGGCGCCATTGTCGATCGCGATTGACTGCCCGATGTCGTGGCATCGCTTCACGTTGGATTGATACAGGAAATTGCATATAAAATGCCGGCCAGCCATTTCGTATAGAGCTGTGATCGGCGTGATGTTCCCCTGATGGTAATGGATGGTCATCGCCGCGCCAGCGACGCCTGCTCGGACAGCGCCATTTCCGTGTCGAGCGCATCGAACATCTGCCAGACCATCCAGGGTCCAACGGCGAGGCACAGCACGATCGCGAGGATGCGAACCAATGCCTCACCCATGTCCGCGCACCGGTTCGGCAAGCATCGCCTTACGCCGCTCATCCTGGAAAATGCCATCCAGGCACTGCGCCATGCGCTCGTGTTCTCCGGCGATGATCCGCAGTTGCTTCGCGTCCTCCGGATAATCGGGCGCGATGCGGCGGGCGATGTCGCGAAGTAGCTGGTCGTTGCGGGTCATGTTACCAACTCCCTGAAAGCAACATTGACGGCCGGCGCTTCGACCTCAACGTCGGCGAGCGCGGCGCGAAGCAGCGTGCGGCGGATCTCCGTCACCTGGTCGTCGGCGATGCGAACCAGCGGCGCTACCGCGGCATCAAGGCGGACGATCCGCGCGTGCAAGTCCGTGATGTCCGCCAGCATCTCGATGATGTCGGCCAGATCGGCGCTGTGCAGGGTGTTCATTTATCTAAGCCCTTCAACCGATGGAGGCTTTCTAGGACGGAGTGCATCACATCGATTTCGCGATGTGCGGTCTCGCGCTTCATTTTTCCAGCGGCAATCCAACGCGGATAAACGCGCTCGCGCATTTTGATCTCGCGCTCGACGCACCTGATCTCGTCGTCGATCGTAATAGGTAGGAGGTCTGTCATTCCGCGATCGCCGGATAAGCCGCGCTCGGGATGCACGCCTCGATCTCATCCGCCTCGCACGCGGCGAAACGCGCCTGCGCCCATAGGTCTAAGAAATCTCCCGTCGCGATGGGCCGCCAGATGCCGGTCTCGTCGCGGTAGCTGGACCGCACGTAGTCCCATTCCGGCGTCTCGGGCGGATCGTAGCGGCCGCCTGGACTGCCGCGCGTATAGACGAACTCGACGTTGATAAGTGTTTCCATCATGTCGCCACTTGCGGTTGTATGCTCAAGCGCGAATTCTATTTGTCCGGTATTCGACATTGACTTGCACCGTAACTAAAGCGTTAATAAAACGTCAATCGTCAATTGACGGCCGATTAGCGGTAGACCGCGTAACCCGCATGTCATATCGTCTCTTTGTCTGATAACGTACGTTACGGACACAAGAAGACGCCGAAATACGCCATGTCGTTGATGGCGCTACAACTTCGGAGAGCGGAGAATGACAGGTGTCCATTTCGGCCTCGTCCTGGGTGACGAGCCCAACGTTTCACATTTTGTGAAGCGTGGCAAGAAGGAATCTGCCTGGAATTACATTTTTCGTGAAAAAAGGTTCAGGACGCAGGACGACGCGCCGCACGCGCAAATGCCCAGGTTCCCGGCTACCCCGCCGGCGAACGAACCGCCACGTCGAAAGCCGAAGGCGAAACGGACGCTCAGTCCGCCGATTGACACCCGCTGTGTTTCTCGTCCAGCCAGCGGGCCAGTTCTGGGTTCCGTATCCCGTACAAAACCCCCTGATAAAAATAATCCGCCGTAAGGCCGAACTCGCGAATCGTCGCGCTGATCATATCGTGGCTCGGCGCGGCCCTGCGTTTCTGGATGTTGGAAAACTGCTGAGATGTAATGCCGATCCGGCGGCCGAACTCGGTTTTCGTCAGACCCAGGGCGCTCGGGAGAAGCACGAAACGGTCTGACAACACATCGCTGATGCGATTTTGCTGCTGCTTTGGCTTGTGTGGCATGGCGCCATCCTACTACACGGCCGGTGAAGCGGTCATTACATCTTTCATGACCTTGTGGAACCCCCGATTGCCTATGGACACGTTACACAAAATGTGAAATCGTGGGGCATGTATCGTGACCTGGACCAAATTATCAAGGTTCTTGGCGGGGAAACAGTCGTCGCCAGGACGCTAGGATGCTCGCAATCCGCCGTCTCTAACTGGAAAAACCGAGGAATCCCGCCAAAACGGCAGATTGCTCTGGTCCGGTTGGCTGACCGCGTAAAAATACGCCCCGTACTCACCCTTGATGAAATCGAAGCGGTCAGCGAGGCGATCGCGGCCCGGCGAGAGGACGCCTGATGCCGATATATTTGGCGCGGATGGGGGGAGACGGCCCCGTTAAAATTGGTTGCACGACTAACATCGCCGTCCGCATCGACGCGATACAGCGTGTTTTGTGGGACGATCTCAACCTGTTCCGAATGCTCGCTGGTAGCTTCGCTGACGAAAAGGCGCTCCATGCCCGCTTCGCGCATCTCGCCCTGAAACGGGAATGGTTCACCTGGTCGGATGAGATGCTTGGCGATCTTGATCTACCCGACATCACGCGCGACCCGTCCCAAACTCTGTTCGAGGCGCGCGGGGATGGTTTGGATGACAGGTCAGACCGGTCACAATCAATCCGCGCATGGATGGTTTCACGCGGTCTTTCCGCGCATGACCTGGCGGAACTCACCGGATCCAAACCCGAAACCGTCGTCGGGTGGATCAGGTATGGCAGCGTTCCCCGCCTGCGGGTTCGCCATATTCTTTGGGAACTGAGCAATGGCTCGCTGACTGACTTCGATCCCTCGGTCAAGCGGGAATACAACGGCCCCATAAAGCCGCTGTCGCCGCCGATTAAAGTGACGCATCGCACTCCCGGCCCCGAGCGCGACGCCGAATGGCGCCGCCTCCGCGCGCAACGCCGCACCCTACAGGACATCGGAGCGGCTTACGGCGTCTCCCGTGAGCGCGTGCGCCAGGATGGAGAACGCCTGATGCCCTCCATCCTATCCCCATCCGCCGGCACGCTTCCCGCCGGCGCTTCGCTGCGGACCGCCGGCGTGGCGCGGTCAGTCGTTTCCTCCCGAACAAACTGCCGCCCGGTTAGCGACGCCGGGCGGCCTTTTGGGAGGAAGCCGCTGGCGATCGACCTCTATGCGGGGCTCGGTGGCTGGACGGATGGCCTGCTCGCTGAAGGCTATGACGTCGTGGGCTTCGACATTGAACGCCACGAATACGGCGAACATCGATATCCGGCGCAGCTTGTCATTCAGGACGTTCTCACGCTGCACGGCTCGCAGTTCCGCGACGCGGCGCTGATCGTCGCCAGCCCACCTTGTCAGGCATACAGCTACCGCGCGATGCCCTGGTCGCGTGCCAAGGCGCTGCCGCCGCCGTGCAACAAACTGTTCGAGGCCTGCTTCCGCATCCAGCGCGAGGCGGTCGAAGCGGCCGGTCGTCACATCCCGCTCGTGGTCGAGAACGTGCGTGGCGCGCAGCCGTGGGTCGGGCGGGCGCGGTGGTCGTTCGGTTCGTTCTACTTGTGGGGCGATGTGCCGGCGCTGATGCCGCACACGTTCAAGGGCGTTAAGCACGACGGCTCGGGCTGGCGTGAAAACGGCACACTGAAGTCCTGCAACCAGATGGTGCCCGACGGCATCAAGTGCGGCGGCGACTGGTTCAACGACAAGCAACCGTCAATCTCGCGAATGACCAGCAGTAAATCGCCGGCCCGCAAAGCCGCCTCCGCCCTGATCGCGAAAATCCCGCTGCCGCTCTCTCGGCACATCGCCGCGGTGTACCGCCCGTGACCCGCCCCACCCGCGCCCGCGCATCGCTCGCCGCTGAGTGCGCCGCGCGCCGTCGTGCCGGGCAAACGTTGAACGCCATCGCGGACGCGCTCGGCCTGTCGCCGACGCAGGCGCACCGGCTCGCGGCGGAGGGCGGCTACCACCGCGCCGTGTGGCCGTTGGTGACGTGCCGCATCCGCGCGGACGGCGCGGCGGTGGTAGCGCGGCGGATGGCGCCAAGGCAGGTCGCATGACGCGCCACATCCTGACCCCGGCCGAGCGCGCCTCGGTCGGCGTTCGCAAGGCCACGCGGCCCCGCACGATCCACTACAGCGACGAAATGCGCGCGGAGATCGCGGCGGAACTGAAGCGCCAGATCGCGCTCGCGGTCGCGGAGGCGCCACGGACGCCGCTGTGGCGCGGGGGTTGGCCGTGAGCGTCAACGTCCAGCACGAGTGGCAGTTGCAACGGCTGTGCAATGTCTATCTGTCGAAAGCGTTACCGGTCGGCGCCTATTATTCGTCGATCGACATTGGCACGGCCGGATCCGCTCGCCAGGGCATGTTACGGAAAGCCAGGGGCGTAAGGCCCGGAATTAGCGACATGATTGTTGTGTATAACAACGTAACGATCTGGCTGGAACTCAAGGTAGGTTCGTCGCTCTCACCCGCGCAACAACTGTTCCGAGATGCTGTCACGGCCAACGGCCACCTGTGGGCGCTCGCTCGTTCGACCGAAGACGTCGAAGCCGCCCTCCGCGCCGCCGGCATTCCGCTGCGCGCGAGCCTCGGCGACATCCGCGAACGCATCGAGGCGCAGAACGAACGATTGCCGGTCAAGCGGCGCGAGACGCGGAAGCCGGGGGCGGCGGTCAACTCCATGACGGTGGCGCAATACCGGCGCCTGCATGGCAAGGGGCTGCTGTGATGCGGGACATCTCCGACATCATCGCCGCGATCGTCGCGCGCGTTCTCGACAAACGCCGCGCGCCGCCGCCGAGGCGTGGCCCGTGCTGCCGTTCGGCGAGCCGACATGACCACCGCGCTGATCCTCGTGGCCGCGTGCTGCGCCGTCTCCGCCGCGCTCGGCCTCCGCGCGTGGCTGCTCTACCGCCGGACGTGCCGCGACCTGGAGCGCCGCGTGACGGACATCGCGGATCGCGTCGCGGCGATAAGGGAGGAACGCCCATGACCCGCCAACGCGCGCTGCCGCTGCCCGGGCGGCCAAAGCCAGCGCCGGTCGAGCCGTTCGTGTTCATCCCGGGGCCGGAGTGCGAACCGCAACCAGACCGGCCGGTGCCGGCATGGCTCAGGCTGCCGGGCGACGAGGGTCCGGGGTGATGGAGGCGCGCGTCCTACCGTGCGGCGTCGCTTGTTCGACGGCGTCGAGGATCAATCCCTCGATCCATGCCGACAATGTCCGTCGCTCCTTAGCCGCGATTCGTTCCGCCTCGCTTTTCACGTTCGGCGTCGTCCGCATCAGAATATTTGCCGTTCGTCTCTCAGAAACCATCATACACCTGATTGACATTGTATCTGCTCGATTGTATAAACAACCGCTAACGCGATGTCAAGGAGTAAGCCAATGAACGCGATCACGAAGCCTCGGGCATCCCACTCGAAGCTATTGGGTGCCAAGCCCGAAACCATTCAGCCCAGACATCCCACTGTGCTGGTGTTCGGAGGCTCTGGCGTGGGCAAGACGCTATGGAGCCTTTCGTTTCCCGACGTGTACATGATCGATTGCGAGGGTGGTGCCACGCAGCCTGAATACGTCGAGAAATTGCGCGCCTCAGGCGGCCTTTATCTCGGGCCGGAGGATGGCGCGGCGTCATTTGACGTTGTGCTCGAACAGGTTCGCGCGCTGACCACCGAGAAGCATGACCGCCGGACTCTGGTCATCGACAGCATCACGAAGCTGTTCGCCAACGAGATCGCCCGCGAGGCGGAGCGGCTTTCCGATACCGGGAAAAAGAACGAGTTTGGTGCCGATAAGCGGCCAGCGGTCGGCTACATGCGGCAACTCATGTCGTGGCTGACCAGGATCAACATGAACGTGATCCTGATCGCCGGCGAAGTGGCGGAATGGGGCAAGGATCCCGCGACCGGCGAGCGGACACAGATCGGCAGTACGTTCGATTGCTGGCCGCGCCTCGAATATGAACTGGACCTCGCCATCCAGGTCACACGCACCGGCTTGTCGCGGCATGGCCGTGTCCGGAAAAGCAGGATCGCGGCATTCCCGCAAAGCGACGTGTTCCCGTTCACTTACGAGGAATTTGTCAATCGCATCGGGCAGTCCGTGGTCGAGGCGCCGTCCGAACCCATCATCTGCACCACGCCAGAACAGATGGAGGAAATCACCCGGCTGCTGGATATCGTCAAACTGGAAGATGGCACGGTCGATAAATGGCTGGCCGCCGCCAACGTCAACTCCTGGCAGGAAATGGCCAGCGAGCGGGCCAGCAAAGCCATCGATCATCTCCGGTCTCGTATCGCGGCATGATCGACGGGATTCCCCTCATGAAGCGGAGCGCGGCCAAAGCCGCTGGCATGGCACGCTATGTCAGCGGAAAGCCGTGCCCCGCCGGGCACAACGGGGAACGCTACGTCAGCACCGGCCAGTGTACGTTGTGCCTCCTTCAGCACAAAAAGAAATGGCTTGTCACCAATATCGACAGGTCACGGGAATATGCGCGTGAGAGGTATTGGAAGAACCCAGGTGCCCTATGCCAGAAAGCACTGGAATGGCGTCAGCAAAACCCAGAGCGGACAAAAGAACTCAACGTAATCTGGCATCTTCGCAATCCGCATGGCCGAAAGACGCACAATTCCAACCGCAGGGCGCGCGAGAAAAACGCGCCTGGAACGTATACCCACGATCAGATCACCCATCTGGCCGATGTCCAGAAATGGAAATGCGTTTACTGCTCCGTCTCACTTCGGAAGTCCTACCACATAGACCACATCAAGCCTTTCGCTCTCGGTGGGACCAACGAAATCCAGAATATTCAACTCCTGTGCCCGGCCTGCAATATGCGTAAGCACGCCAAGCATCCGATCAACTTCGCCCGTGAAAACGGGCTTCTCCTGTAAGGAATCCAAAAATCATGCGTGTAAATCCAGTCACCGAAGAACAGGCGAACGAGGGCGCTGGTTCCTTTGAGCCGTTAAAGCCCGGAGAGTATGATTTCTCCGTATTCCAGGCTGAGGATGCCGTTTCCGCCGCCGGGAATGAAATGCTCAAACTGACGCTTCATATCCTGCTTGGGGATGGCAAACACCGGACAGTATTCGATTATATCCTTTCCAGCGAGTCGGGGGCGTGGAAGTGCCGACACTTCGCCTCATCGATTGATGTGCTTACCGACTATGAGCGCGGGGAACTTGATCCGGAGTTTCTTGGCGGTCGCGTCGGTCGCCTGAAGCTGAAGATCAAACCAGCTAACGGCCAATACCCTGCCGGCAATCAGGTCGCGGACTACCTGCCGCGCGAGGCGCAAAGTCATGTGCCGCAACGGACGGCAGCCATCAACCGGCCTTCGGCTCCGTCACGCATGAAGGTCGCCGCCGGTGACATCGATGACGAAATACCGTTCTGACGAATAACTGAAATTCTCAGCCCGCCGCGCCAGATTTCATGGCGTGGCGGGATCAACGTCGCCCGTCCGAGGAATAAACCAGTTCCAACGATCCCGAACGACATCGAGCGGGTTGTGCTGCTCGGGTTCAAGGTCTTCCCGGCATCGCGCCAGTCGCGCGCCGCCGCGTTCAAGGGCGCGCATCTTCAGGCGACGGACGACCTGAACCAGATCGCGCGCTGGTGCCGCGAGTATCCCCGCTCAAACTGGCGCTTGTTGTTCGGCCCCTCGCATCTTTGGGGATTGGACATCGATGCGCCCGGCGCGACGCACAGCGCCAACGGCATCGCCGCGATGAAGGCGTTCACCGCTGTCCACGGCGCGTTGCCGCCACGTCCGACCTCGCTTTCAGGCGGAGGCGGTTACGGGCTGATCTTCAAATACAACGGCGAGCGGATCATTGGGAAAACCGGCCATCCGGCGCCCGGGATCGATCCGAGGCGCGGGATGCTGTCGCTCACGATCCCGCCGTCTGTCCATCTCGTCACCGGACTGCCCTACCGTTGGGCGCGCGGGCTCGCGCCGTGGGACGTGGCGCCGCCAATCGCGCCGGCGTGGCTGATCAGGCTGGTCGAGATGCCGCCGGAACCGGCGCGTCATCCCATGGTGATCGATACGTCAGATCAGGCCCGGCGCCGTCTTTACCGTGCCGCCATCGCGGTCATCGACGCACCGCAGGGCGCACGCAACGAAACCCTGAACCGGCGGGCCTATCAGGTCGGGCGCATGGTCGGCGCCGGGCTGCTGGCGGAAACCGAGGCGGTGGATGCGCTCTACGGCGCTGCCCGGCAAGCGGGGCTCGATCACGATGAGACCCGCAATACCATCCGCTCGGGCATCCGATCCGGTCAACGCAATCCCATGGAGGGATTGCATGGAGGATGACATGAACCCGCCGCCGGACAACGTCATCCCAATCGCGTCCGCTCCAAAGCCGTCATGGATTGGCCGGCTCAGCCACACGAAAGATGGCGAGGTCCATCCGACCCTGGCGAACGCGCTGACCATCATGGCGCATGATCCACGGTTCAAGGGCATGTTCGGCCATAACCAGTTCACCGACCGGCGCGTTCTCATGCGCGAGCCGCCGCCATCCGAGGACGGCGGCTTCATGATGCCGGGGCCTTATCCGCGTTCCTGGTATGATGAGGACATCTCGCTGTTCCAGGCATACATGCAAAGGGTCTGGGCGCCGCGCTTCGTCCGTAACACGATCGCCGACGCCATGGCTGTCACCGCCATGTCGTTTCCTTTCCATCCGGTGCGCGACTGGCTGAACAGCCTGGTCTGGGACGGCGTGAAGCGGATCGATAACTGGCTGTTCGCCGCCTTCGACGTGCGAAACGACCTTCTGCCGGGAACCGACGAATACAAAGCCAAGGTGACGTATTACCGCACCGCCGGGTCCCGCTTCCTGATCGCCGCCGTGCGGCGGATCCGCTCGCCAGGATGCAAGTTCGATTCCCTTCTGATCCTCGAAGGGCCGCAGCGGATCGGCAAGTCGACCGCGCTCGCCACCTTGTTCGGCCAGCAGTGGTTTTCCGATTCCGTTCCGCCCGACCTCGCCAACCGGGACGCGGCGATCGCGCTGCATGGATTGTGGTGCCTGGAGTTCGCGGAGATCGATCATCTCGTCCGCACCGAGGTCGAGACGATCAAGGCATTCCTGTCCCGCGCCGTCGATCACTACCGGCCAGTGCATGGCCGCGACTTCGTTGACGTACCGCGCCAGGGCGTGCTCGCCGGGACGACGAACAGCGACGATTACCTTCGCGATAACACCGGCAACACCCGCATGTGGCCAATACCCTGCCGGTCAGCCGACGTGCGGTGGATCGCGCTCAATCGCGATCAGTTATGGGCGGAAGCCTGCGCGCGTGAGGCCAGCGGGGAAGCGATCTGGCTGGACAGCGAGGACGCCCAGAGTGCGGCCGCGTCCACCACGGAGGCCCGCATGGCGGAGGAAGTGTGGCAGCCGGCGATCGTCCAGTGGCTTGACTCACCAGAACGCAACCGGGCTGTTCCTGTTACCTCCGCTGACATTCTGGAACAGGCGCTCGGCATGGATAAGGAGCGCATGACCCGGGCCGCGACCATGCGGGTCGGCTCCGTGCTGCGGTCTTTGGGGTGGGAACGAACAAACTTCCGGACATCCAGCAAGGGTGGCCGGAAAAGCCACGTCATCAAGATTTGGCGGCTACCTGAAAATGACGAAATCGGCAGCGAGTGAAGTGGCTATGAAAACGTCTCAGACGTTCCAATTTTCATACGAAGTGGCTTCCGATATATCTAACATAGGAAAGTGTAGCTTCTTATATATATATTTAGATAGGTGGATACATAGGTGGATACACAAATACATGTATAATATCAATCATGTGTCCACCGTAGCCACCGTATCCACCTGTTTCCGCATTGCTCATGTGATCGGCGTATTGGCGCGCTGGAATCACGCTCTGGAGAAACAAACTGAAAAGTGCGGATACAGAGGCTACATGGCTACACTTAACGGAATCAAAACGAAAAAAGGAAGCCGAATGACCGATGCGAACCGCGTCGTTCTGACCCCCTCCGCCTGTTCGCGTTTCCCCGACCTTGGCACCCGCACCGGCGTGCTGATGCGCCGATCCGGCGAGTGGGTCGTCGTCCGTTGGGACGGCATGGACGGCGAAACGTGGTTCCCCGGCGCCGACATCGAACCGGAGACCGCCGCATGAGCGACGCCCATAGACACGCCAACCATCGCGGCAACGCCCCGATGCTGTCACCCGAGGCCGAGCGCGACCTCGAACACCTGTGGTGCCACACCTGCGTCCCGGGCCCGGAGATCTCCGCCCGCCTGTCCGCGAAATACGGCCAACACATCCGCGCCGAGACGCACGCCGACCGCAGGGGCTACGAACGCCATGCCCTCGCGAGCAAACAACCGCACGCCGTCGTCGCGCGCCTGCAACTCGCGTCCGTCGAGCGGTGGAACCGCGGCGGCAGACCGGCGGACAACACGGTCCGCAAGCCGGACGGTCGGTTCGCGGTGGCGAAGGGCGGATTTTCGATGATGGGAGGGAAGCTGTGACCGACGAGGAACGCGCCCAGATCATCGTCGCGCTGTGGAAGGCGCTCGACATCACACCGACAGCGGACGATCTCGTGGCCCTCATCCGCGCCGTTCGGATGGAAGCGACAAGCGAACCAATACCGTCCGGCGCCCCAGAATGGACCACGAACGAGTGGGGCGTGGCATCACGATGCAGCGAGGATTTCAGCGCATGGGAATGGCCCATCGACAGGAAATCGGCGGTCGAGGTCGCTGAACTGGTGGCGGCGGAAATCCGTCGCACTACCATGGCCGGATTGACGCATGAGCGCGGCGTCTGGGAAGCCAATTTTGGGCCGCTGGAATACGATCTCGAACTGAACGCGCCCCTGTTCGACATGGTGGGGGACTGGCTTGACGCCCGTAGAGGAAGGAACGGAAGACTGGACGAAGAAGACGCGCCCATGGCCAAGGGCCTGGCGGACTGCCTGCGCGAAGCCATCGCCATGATCGAAAGGGCACTCCCATGAGCGCCGCCATCTCGACCCGCGCCCGCGATCTCGCCCGCGAACGACAGACCCGCAAGCGGCTCCGTGACGCCGCTCGCCGCGCCGTCCGCAAGCCGGCCGCGAGGTTCGCGGTAGCGAAGGGCGGGTTTTCCATGCTGAAGGGGAGGGTCTGATCATGACATCGTTCGAAGCCGCCGCCCGCGCCTCATGGGACGCGGCGCGAAGCAAATACACGCCCGAGTGGGATGAACTGACCGGCTGGGCGCCGGGTAGCTTCATGTGCGCCCACACCGTCGAGCATCACCGGACGTTCCTGCGCGCGGTTCTCACGGCCCTCCGCGAGCCGAGCGAGGCGATGATGCTGGCCGCCGACCGCGAAACGACACCCGGCGGCTGCTGGAGTTCGATGATCGACGTGCTGATCAAGGACGCTCCATGAGCGCCGCCGTCTCATCGCGAACCCGCGACCTTGCCCGCGAGCGGCAGGCCCGCAAACGCCTCCGCGACGCCGCCCGCCGCGCCATCCGCGCCGAGGCCGAAGCGCGGCGCCTGGAAGCCGCGCAGGACGCCGCCGAGGCGTTGGCCCCGCTGGCGATGCGGGAAGCCGCTCACGCGCCGTCTGGCGCCCTCCTGCACGGCCCGCGTGTAGTCGTGATCGACGGCCGCGCCGTTCGCGGCCTGCCGCACGTGTCGGAAGATCCGCTCGCCCGCATCCGGCTCACCGGCAGCCAGGCCCGCGCCGCCCGGATGCTGCGCCTCGATTACGACGAGGTCGGCGCAGGCATCGGGCCGTCCGCGGTGGACTGGTCCAGTGGAGGGGGCAACGCGGGGCCTGGAGCGGGGTCTGGAGCTCACGCGGCGCTGGTCAGGCAGTTGGAGACGCGGGCGAGGCTGGAGGGCGCCCTGACGCACGCAGGGGCCTTTACGCCATGCCTACGCCGGGTCGTCTGTGACTGCGTGCCGGTCTGCGTTTGGGCGCGGGAGGTCGGCAAGTCGCAGGATGACGCCATGGCGTGGCTGCGGGCTGGGTTAGATAGACTGACAGGATTTTATTTTGTGACAGCGCCGGAGCGGCCACGCTCGCGGGCGCTGGTCGGGTTTGGACCCGAAAGAGAAAGTTACGAGGTCGGCGGGGAGTAATGCCCGGTCAAGTTTCGCGCGGTTTCCGGCGCTTTCCCCTTGCATCGCGTGACGAAACGTGCCTATGCGCCAGGTCATCATGACAAATCACGCGCGTAACGGCTCCCGGCAAGACCGGAAATCGCCGCTGTCCGCGCCACCATCACGCGATCCGCCCCCACGAACGGCGGCGAACTCCGAGCGCAACAAGAACCGAACCGCTGACCGCGCCGTCGCGCGCATCAGTAAACCAAGCCCGGTCAGATAGCCGGTCAGTAGAAGGAACCAAATCATGGCCGCAGGTATGTACACCAGCACATTGCCGCTGGTCGGAAGTGCTACGATCCCGCAACTCACAGGCTTCGGCGGTGGCGCCGGTCTGCTTCCCATCGACACGCAGATCGCCGCCGGTGGCGTCCCGCAAACCGCCGCGTTGTCGCTGACGCAACTCGCCGCCTGGGTCGCCTCCATCACCGCCAGCACCGCGACCAGCACCGTCCACGCCGCGACGCTCAACACCGCCGGTGGGTTGATCACGACCGAGGCGCTGACCACCGCGGCCGGCGCGACCTACACCTTCACGCTGACCAACTCGCTTCTCGTCGCCGGCGCACCCGCGCCATCTGTCTCGATGACCGGCCTCACCAACACCGGCGGTATCATCACGCTGACCTCCGTTACCAACGCGGTCGGATCGACGGTGATCGTTTGGACCAATACCGGAACGACCGCGTTCAACGGCACCATGCTGATCGCGTTTCATATTTGATCGACAGGTCAGTGTGGAACGCGGAAGACCGTCAAAATATGCCAGGACCATCGCCGATGAAATCTGTCGGCGCATGGCAGAGGGCGAAAGCCTGAACGAGATCAGCCGAAGCGAAGGAATGCCACCGGCCAGCACCGTTAGGGGTTGGGTGATGGATAATCCAGATGGATTTTCCGTGCGATACGTGCGCGCGAGAGAATTACAGGCAGAGCATTGGGCCGATCAGATCGTTGAAATATCAGACGATGGCGCGAACGATTGGATGCAGCGCGCGGGGAAAGACGGCTCAGTCGAAATGAGTGTGGACCATGAGCATGTGACGCGTTCCCGTCTTCGCGTTGACACCCGCAAGTGGCTGCTGTCCAAACTGAGACCAGGAACATACGGCGACAAGTTGCAGCACGCGAACGCTGCTGGCGATGGCAACACCGAGGTCGTCTACCGGTGGGACGGGCCAAAGCCGACCGAATGACAGTCAAATATGTCACCCTGCCGTTTACGCCGCGCCCGTGGCAAATGCCGCTCATGGACGACAAGTCTCGCGCCATGGTGGCAGTTGTTCATAGGAGAGCCGGCAAGGCATTGGACGTCACCACGCCGATCATGACCGCGAGCGGTGCGTTTAAGGCGATGGGTGATCTGGCCCGCGGCGATATAATATTCGATGAATCGGGTGAACTCTGCCACGTAACCCACGCTTATCCTGTTATGCATGGTAGGCCATGTTACGCCGTGACATTCGACGACGGCCAGCAGATCGTTTGTGATGAAGACCATCTTTGGTACACCGAGACCAAGGCGGACAGGACGACGCGGGTCGGGCGTTATGTCAAAGGAACCGGGCGGGGCCATAAGCCAGTGTCTGGCATTCAGAAACGCCGGCCAGGAACAGCGAAGACCACGGCGGTAATCAGAGACACACTCAGATCTCGGGGAGAATCGAACCATGCAATCCCATTCGCGGGCCCGCTCGATTTTCCCGATGCCGTGCTTCCGATTGATCCTTACATCCTGGGCCTGTGGCTCGGAGATGGACATAGCCGCACGGCTCGGTTCACGACGATGGACCAAGAGATTGTCGTTGGCTTGAAAGAATACGCTGAGGCCAACGATTGGCGGTTTTCAACCATCGCATCGAAGGGAGGCCAAGGTCTCGCGCGCAGTTATTCGGTGGCGGGAGATAGCGGACATCATGAAACCGATAGCCTCACAAGGCGATTGCGCCAGATCGGCTTAATTAAGAACAAGCATATTCCCGCAGCCTATCTACGAGCCGGCCAACGGCAGCGATTAGAACTGCTTCGCGGCATCATGGACACCGACGGATCGATTGATCCAAGAGGCGGACGAAGATGCGAGATCGCTCAGAAGAATGGCGCACTGGCGACTGGCATCATCGCGCTTATTCGGGCGCTTGGCGGTAATCCGCGCGTCGCTGAAAAGGTCGTTAATGGGAAGGTTTATCATAGGATCACGTTCAGCCCGGCATTCAATCCATTCAAACTGACCAGAAAGGCTAGCGTATTCAAACTGCCGGGCAGCGCGGCCAACCGCAATGCTTTCGGGGGAATGCGCCGGATTGTATCTGTTGAACCGGTGGAAAGCCGACCGGTGCGCTGCATCACGGTCGATAGTCCATCCCATCTTTATCTGGCCGGCGAAGGGCTGATCCCGACTCATAACAGCACAGCGTTTATCTGGCGAGGTCTTCGTAAGGCGTTGACGGAGGATCGCAGGCATTTACCGCTGCATCGGCGCAATCTGAAATCTGATCCGCCTCGCGTGATTCACGTCCTTCCTGGGCAAGTGATGTGGCAACGGACTGGGCTTTGGGACAAGGTAGCCCGCGCTGCTGAGATGATCCCTGGCGCGATAGCGATGAAGTCCGTGTTGCGGGTGGAACTGCCTAATGGCGGTGTATATCAATGTGGGGGAATGGATAAGCCTGACAGCTACCGTGGTTCATACGCCGATGAAGTCATTGAAGATGAAGCTGACGATGTGATTGCTTCCGGCCTGGATTTAGTCATCGAACCAATGTTGTCCGACTACGACGGCGCGCGCATCAAGATCGGCACGCCGAAGGGCAATGGACGCCTCGCCGCTGCTTACGACGCCGCCGGCCATGATCCGCACGCCTCGCGCTATCTGCTGCCTTACACTGAGACCGGCGCGCTTGACGATAAGCAGGTGCAACGACTTCGCGAGACGTTGGATGTCGAGGAATTCGCACAAGAACTCGAATGTTCGTTCACGTCGCCAAACTCCGGCAGTTATTACGGCAAATGGCTGGATGAAGTCATTCGTGACAATCGCGTAACGCGCGTGACGTATGATCCTAAGTTGCCTGTGTTCACAAGTTGGGACTTAGGCATGGACGACTCCACCGCTATCTGGTGGTTTCAGCGCAGCCCAGGCGGCGAATGGCGCTGGCTTGAATATCACGAGGACAGCGGCCAGGGCTTCGATCATTATGCGAGACTTCTGCACAGCAAGCCGTACGTCTATGGCAAGCACTATCTCCCGCATGACATCGAGGTTCGTGAACTGAGCGCGGGCGGCAAATCGCGCCGCACGACGCTGCTCGGCCTTGGCGTCAAGCCGATCTTCGTGGTCCCGGCGGCGAACCCCGCCGATCGCGTCTCCGCCGTGCGGCAGATCCTGCCGCGCTCGTGGTTCGACGCGAAGGGCTGCGAGGTTGGACTGAAGCGGCTGCGTGCCTACCGGCGCGCATGGAACGAGCACATGGGCGTGTGGCGCGCGGAGCCCGTTCACGATGATGCCTCGCACGGATCGGACGCGATCGGCACCGGCGTTCAAGGCTCGTCCGATCCCGAGAACGCGGTCAACAAGCCCGTCGTTCCCCCCTACGTCCATCGCCCCATTCCGCCCACGTCTGGCGGCTGGGCCTCGATCTGAAAGGCACGCACATGGCAGACAGTAAACTGGTCCGCGACGCACAGGCCGGCGGCGCGATGGGCAAGACGGCGCCCGCTGGCGGTGGCCGCGACACGATGCCGAAGGGTGACGGCCTCAAGCGCGCCTGGGCCGATCAGAATTACAAACCGAGCGTCACGATCGACATGAGCGCGGCGAAAAAGCGCGTGAAGTGAGCGACGCTGAGACCATCGCGCTGTTGGAGCAGGCACTACGCGACAAAGATGACATCATACAGGCGCAGTATGCCGAACTCGCCTCGACGCGCCACCGGCTGGACCTCGTGGTTGAGATGCTGAACGAATTGCAACGAAAGCAGGCGGCATGATCAGTGGCGACGAAGCGCGTGCGATCATGACGCGGATCATCAACAACGAGACCATCACGCGCCAGGAAGCCGATGATTGCGAGGCGTGGATGCGTGCCGGCCCGCTATTTGATCCACACTCGCCGATTGACCTTAGCAAAATGCCCGGTCGCTTTATCGACTGGCCTGCGGTGAATGTTAGGGACTGAGCGCATGAACCCCAACTATCGCGACCGGCCCGCGCAATCGTCGGGCAATTCTCCGTTCATCGAGCCGCGCGTCGATCCCGGCACGAACACCATTCGTCCGCCGCGCGTCGATCGCCCCGACAAGCTGGCGCCCGTGCCGCCGAAGAACGGTCCCGCGAAAGGCAGCCGTTGAGCGAGATGGTGGATCGCGTGGCGAAAGCGATGTGCGCGCCGCAGGCACACTACATGGGGATAGAGGTAGATACGATCGTATTGTCGGAAGATGATGAGAAAGTACCATATTACACGATGTTTCTGACGTTGGCGCGACTCGCTATTGAGGCGATGCGCGAGCCGACCGAGGCCATGATGAGCAAGTTTAACGGTTATGCTCAATGCGAAGGTTTTGTCGAAGAAGGATGGAGCGCCATGATCGACGAGGCGCTTGAATCGCAATCCGCGCATTCGTCCGATACACGGTGACGAAGCGGTGAGCGAGCACGACGACAGGACCGATGCCGAGCGCCGCCTGTTGCTGGCCGTGGCGAACACGCTGCTGGTTCTGCTTGCCCGCACGGAGCACCACGATCTGATGCAAACGTTGATGACGGCGCGGCAGGCGGTGAACACGGCGAACACGTCCTCCGCGATCGGGCACGGCTGATGCCCTGGAAGCCAGATCAGGCCGCGTCGCACACGAAGAAAGCGAAGTCGCCCGCCGCCAAGAAGCAATGGGCCGCGACCGCTGATGCCGTGCTGAAGAAGACCGGAAGCGATGGTGAGGCCATCAGGATCGCTAACGCGGCGGTCAGGAAACGGGGCAAGAAGTAGCCTTGTCCTCCACTCTCGACAGCGACGACGAAATCCAATCAGTCGGCGGGCGTAAATATCAGGACGTGGTCAATCGCGCGCACCGCCGCTGGCGCAAATGCCGCGATTGGGAGTCCTCCGCGCGCTCGAATTGGGCCAGCGATCTTCGCTTCGTCAACGGCGACGCTTACAACACATGGCAATGGCCGGCTGAGGTCTACAAAGATCGTGGCTCGCGACCGTCGCTGACCGTCAACGAAACGCGCGTGCGAAACCTGCACATCATCAACGACGCGAAGCAAAACAAGGCGAGCGTCAAATACCGCCCGACCGGTGCCGGTGCCACACAGGCCGCCGCCGAGGTCTACGAGGGCATGTACCGCAACATCGCCAACATCAGCAACGCGCAGATGGCGCAAGGCATGGCGATCGAGTTCCAGGTCGACGCCGGGCTCGGTTACACGATCATCGAATCCCGCTATGTCACGCCTGACCCGACGCCTGGCCCGGAAGCGATGGACCAGGAAATCATCATATCGTCGGTGAAAAACCCGATGGGTGTGATGCTGGATTGTGATTGCGAGGAACCGGACGGCACCGGCGCACGCTACGGGTTCGTGTTCAGCGACCGCCCGAAAGATGAGGTCATCGAGGAATATCCGGAACTCGAAAACCGCCTGACCGTCGCCAACGCGGTTGACGGTCACGATTCCGGTTGGATCCGCGACGATCATGTGCGCGAGTGCCGCTATTACGAGGTCGAGGAAGAGAAAGACGAACTCGTGTGCGATGACGAGGGCGTGACCGTCTATCGCTCGGACGTGCCGGCGAAATTGTTCCGTCAGTGGGAGGATGACGCGGAGGAACAGGGCAAGAAACTCCGCCGCCGCGATGTCATCCGCAAAAAGGTCAAATGCTACCTCATAATCGGCAATGATGTGGTCGGCGAACCGGACGATCTGCCCGGAACATGCGTGCCGATCATCCCATGGAACGGGCGCATCACGCTGATCGACAAGCGGCTCGATCGCGTTTCGCACACGCGCGGCATGATCGACGCGCAGCGGATGCTGAATTACAACTGGTCCGCGTCGATCGAGTATGGCGCGCTGCAAAGCAAGTCGCCGTGGCTGGCGCCGGTCGCCGCGATTGGCGATTACATGACGTATTACACGACATCGAACGTGGTCAATCACGGTGTTATTCCGTGGGTGCATCGTGACGAAGAGGGAAAGGAAATACCGCCTCCGACCAAGATGCAGCCGCCGACCGCAGCCCCGGTTTACATGGAGGGCGTGCAACTCGCGCAGCAGTTCATGCAGAGCGCGTCCGGCCAGTATGAGGCCACGATGGGCCAGCCCGGCAACGAGCGCAGCGGCAAGGCTATCAACGAGCGTCAGCGTCAGGGAGACCGGGCGACCTATCATTTCCTCGACAATCAGGCGCTCGCCATCCGCCGGCAGGGCACGATAATCAAGGAATGGATACCGGTCATTTACGACACGCAGCGCGTCGCCAAGATCATCAACGCAAAGGACGAAGAGGAAGAGGTTCAGATTGATCCGAACTCGCCTGAAGCACATCGCGAGAAGCGGATTGGCGACGCGATCACGCGCATTTTCAACCCGAACATCGGCAATTATGAGGTCGTATCGGATGTTGGGCCTGATTACGCCACGCAGCGCCAGGAGGCGTTCAACGCGATCGTGCAAATCCTGACTCAGGCGCCGGAACTCATCAACAAGATCGGCGACCTGCTGTTCAAAGTTGCCGATTTCCCGCTCGCCGACGAGATGGCCGAGCGGCTGAAGCCCGGCCTGGATCCGCAGGCGCAGGCGGCGATGACCGAGTTGCAGAAGGCGCTACAGGTCGCCCAGGCCAAAGGGATGAACACCGAGAAGCTGCTCGCGGAGGCCATGCAGGCGCTGACCGAGGAACGGTTGAAGGTCAAGGCCAAGGACAGCGACAATACGATCGACGCATTCGATGCCGACACGAAGCGGCTCGCGGTGGTCAAGGACATGATCCCGGCCGATCCGGTGGCCATGCAGGCGCTTATCGCGCAGACCGTGCGCCAGGCGTTGCAGGACAATCTTGGCCCGATCGTGGCGAGCCTACGCGGTGGCCTGGAACAGTCCACGAGCGCCGAGGGACCGCCGGGTGCCACGGGTGCGTTGCCGGTGCGCGTGCCCGACGTAGGCCAGCAAGCGGCGCAGCCAGGGGGGATGTGATGGACCATGGTTCAAGAACCATCGCAGGTGAGTTAGGGTAATGCCGCGGAGTAAATACAACAGGAGTTCGTTCTGTGTCCGATAAGGTGCTGACCATCGACATGTTGAACAAAGTCGCGGTTAGGATCTGGGAAAGTACAGCAGGCGGCGCAACGGCTATACTCGACGACGAACTGACCGCCGCCATGAACCTCCGCGCCCATGCCATCGCCGAGCGTGACGCGGCACGGCAGGAAGCGGCGCACTGGCGGGCACTCTATGAGGCTGCCGCGGGCGTGGTCCGCAAGCTGAACATCGACGCGGTAAAGTCCGTGCCGCACGACTGGACGCGCGTTGTGCCTGGCGATCGTCGGATGCTTGGCGGAGATTTCACGAAGTTCCCGGTATGACCCTAAAACGCCCGCACATCGGCCGCAAAACCGCCGAACTGTCGCGCGTCTCCGGCACCAACACCGGCCTGAACGCACACCGCATGGTCGCTGAGTGCGCCGTGAAGATGGCGGAGGAATATTTCGAGTCCTTCGCGGCTGATAACGCTTTTTACAAGGCGATCCGGGCGCAGGGTCAGATCACTGAGAAGGCCGCGCGGCTTGTGTTTGTCGAGCGCGTCGCGCCCCGGCTACTGGAGGACGCGCGGCGCGCGCTCACGGACTGCCTGGCGCTGCCTGACGACGTGATGCCGCGTAAGCAGAAGGACGAGATCGCGGATGCGCTGGTGAAGGACACCGACCTGCGTGCCAACCGCTACGTGGCGGAAGCGAACGCCAGTATTCCGAGCACGTTGCATTGAGCCGTGGCGCGTAACCCCTTGCAGACGAACCGCGACTGGCTGACGCAACCGCTCGCGCCGGCATGGTGGCCCGGGCAGACGTCGCTACAGGACCAACTCGCGCGCTGGCAGGCGATGGGTCAGGCGCAGCCTGCGCCCTACGGGCAATCGTTGACAAGCGCCACGCCGTTGCAGAACGAAATCGCGCCCGGGACGATGCCGACGACAGGCCAGATGGCGGCCGAGCCGGTGTCACGATATGTTGATCCTTGGTCCGGCCAGTTGACCGCCGAGGGCCAGCAGCACGCAGAGAACGCGATCGACATGGCGATGGCGATGGGTGGCGTGGGGCCGAGCGGTGGTGGCTTCCGCGCGTTCCACGGCTCGCCGCACTTGTTCGATCAGTTTGACGCTTCCAAGATTGGCACCGGCGAGGGCGCGCAGGCTTACGGCCACGGAATGTACTTCGCGGACAATGAGGCTGTGGCGCGCGAATATCGTGACGCGCTGCAAGGCCAGGGAAGTCCGGCATATCAGGCGGCGGAAAAAGAGTTCAACGACGCTCATTACAACTTTGACGGGTCGCAGGCCGCGCATGACAGAATAGCCGCCGCCGAATCGGCGCTGGCTGATGCGAGGCGCGCGAACCCCGGTCACATGTACGAGGTCCAGGTCAACGCCGATCCCGCGCACTTTCTGGATTGGGACAAGCCGCTGAGCGAGCAAAGCCAGCATGTGCGGGATGCGTTGGCGAAATTATCACCGGAAGTGAGAGCAAACATCCAAGGGGCTTCGCGTGTCGCGTTGGATAACCCAGATGGTGTGGCCGCCCGCAAGGTAGCCACGGGACAGCAATTCTACAAAGACCTCGCCGACGCACACTCACGGATGAACGGCGATCCGACGTTTTATGAAATCCCGGCGGGGAAGGCGGTCAAACAGTCGATTACAGGCGCGGCGCAGGCACTTCATGAAGCGGGCATACCCGGCATTCGCTACCTCGACGCGGGCAGCCGCGGCGCGGGCGAGGGCAGCCGCAACACCGTCGTCTTCAGCCCCGAAATCATGAACATCATCCGCAAATACGGCATCGCCGGCCTGATGGCGGGCGGCGCTGGCGCGGCGTCTGTTCAAAACCAAACCCCATCCGGCGGGGACCAGCCGTGACGACTGAAGGACACACATGAGCGAAACCACGCAAGCCGAACCGCCGATCGAATCCGCGCCTGTTCCGGAGCCGCCCGTCGAGATCATCCCCCCGGTCTCGACCGAGGCCGCGCCGGAACAGGACGCGGCGCCAGAGCCGGAACCGGAGCAACCAAAGCCGCGCCGGGCCGATCGCCACGTCGCCAACCTGACCGCGCGCCTGGCCGCGAAAGAGGCGGAGGTCGCCGAGGCCGAGCGCCGCGCGCAAGCCGCTGAAGCTATGCTACAGGCCACGCGGGGCGGCAATGGCGAGCAACCCACGCCACCGCGCGCCACGGCGACAGCGGACATCGAGACCGCTGCCGACGAACTGATCCGCCAGCGCGCCTTCGCCAAACGGCTGACCGACATCGATACGGCGGGCAAGACGGAGGCCGGCCGCGAGGCGTGGGAAAGCGCGAAGGACATCCTCACCGGGCTCGGGGCAACGGGGAATCAGGCGTTCCTCGAGGCGTTGGCCGAGACATCGAACCCCGCGAAGATTTTCACCGCGCTCGCTGACGACAGCGACGAGGTCGTGGCGCTGCTGAAGAAATCCCCCGCCGCGATGGCGGCACATCTGGGAAGGCTGGACGCGAAAATGGAAACAACCTCGACGCCACGCGCGTCCAGTGCGCCAAAGCCGGTCGCGCCACTACGGACGCCCGCCGTGGAACCGGAGCCGGATATCTACGATGAGAAGTTGTCCATGAAGGAGTGGGCGGCGTTGTGGGACAAACAGGCGCCGCGGTCGTTGGGCGGGCGCCCCCGCTAGATGCCGAGTTCTTTTTGCCACGCTTTCAACTTTTCTTCCTCTCGTGCTCGCCGGATGATCCATGCGGCTTTCAATCCATCAATGCGGCGCTGTCGTTTGACTGGATCTTGCCATACCGCGGACCGGGATTCTTTTTGCTTCGCGCGGTATTCTGGATCTTTCCAGTTGGCTGTGCGGGCAGCGGACATGGCGGCCTGATGTTCCGGCGTCTGCCAGAGTTCCGTCATGTGCGCGGATACAGCGGCTTTGACCTCGGCCGTGTTCTTGCCTTCTTTCATAGCGGCATCTCGCGCGGCTTTCCACTGAGGATCAGCGTACAGTGCTTTCGTGGCTTTGCTCGCTCGTTCTTTGGCGCCGGGCTTAGCCCACATTTCCAATCGCTGTCTGGACCACAATTCACGGGTGGATTTGCTGGCGGACGGTCCTCTGTCTCCCGCTTCCATCAGGTTGTACGACTTGGGGAAGTCGAGCAGCGCCTGTCGTTCAGCGGCATTAAGAGCTTCGGTAAGTTGATCCGGAGACACGTGACTGAGATCGATATACACCGCGAAAACGAAAGCATCAGCGCCGTGGGCATTCCATGCGCGTTGAAGCAGAAAGTTTCGATGTGTGCCTTTCTTCAGGCTCCCGCGGTGGGACATCCATCGCCGTCGAATACGATCTGACTGGCCCACATAGACCTTTCCGGAGGCTGTGTGGGTGATGGTGTAAATTCCAGGGATGCTTAGTTCGTGTTTTCTGGTCATTCCTTATTGTTAATACGCAATATGCGTAGTGACAATAGAAATCATTCCCGATCCGGCCGGTTTAGCCGTTGATGACGTGCCTGGGCTGGTGTGCGTGATGGTTATTTTAAGTTTCCGCCACGGCTGTATGAAGGTCAGACAAATCAAGAACCTATGCTGGTGAGACAAGTCTGGTCATATCCAAATACAGTTGGAGTAGAAGGCCGTGGCCGACAAACTTTTGACTATCGATCTCGTGACCCGAGTCGCCGTTCGACTTTGGAAGAACACAAACGCTTTCATGCGTAACATCTCAACTCAGTACGATGACCAATACGCCCGCACCGGCGCCAAGATCGGCTCATCGCTGCGTATCCGCTTGCCGGTCGATTTCACCGTCGGCACCGGGCAGTCCGTGTCATTCCAGGACACCGTTGAGAACAGCATCACCCTGACGCTCGCGACGCAGAACAACGTCGGCATGTCGTTCCCGCAGATCGAACTGACGTTGCAGGTCGACGACTTCGCGGAACGCTACATCGCTCCGGCCGTCAACAATCTGGCCGGCAAAGTCGCGGTGGGCATCATGAGCGGCGCCGAAGGCGGCGTTTGTAATTACGTCGACAACGAGGCCGCCGGCGCGATCATCTCGCCGTCCGTCAACACGATCCTGACGGCGAACGCGATCCTCGACACGCAGTCGGCGCCGATGATGAACCACCGCCTCGTGGTGAACCCATTCACCGACGCTCGCATCGCAGGCGCGTTGTCCGGCCTGTTCAACCCGTCCGCGGATATCAGCGAGCAGTATCGTAGCGGCGCTGTGAAAAACGCGCTCGGTTTCGACTGGCTGAAAGATCAGACCGTGTTGATGCACACGGCGGGCACGTTCTCCGCCGGCACCGTCAACGGCGCGAGCCAGACCGGCACCACGATCACGACGAACGCGATTACTGGCACGCTGAAAAAGGGCGACATCATCACGTTCGCCTCCGTCAACGGTGTGAACCGGATCGAGAAGCAGTCCTACGGCCAGTTGCGCCAGTTCGTCGTCCTCGCGGACGTGGCGAGCGGCGGCACGTCGCTGAGCATCTATCCGCCGCTGATCCCGGCGAGCGGTGGCCAGGATGTGCAGTATCAGACGGTGGATATTTCGCCCGCCAACAGCGCGGTCATCACGCTGGTGTCGCCCGCGAGCGCGGTATATAGGAAAAATATTGCGTTCACCCCCGATGCAATAACGATGGCGACGGCAGACCTCGAAATTCCGCCAAATGTGGAAGCCGCTCGACATGAGTTGGATGGTGTGTCAATGTTGATGACGAGACAATACATCATCGGGACCGGCGTTACTGGCACAAGGCTCGACGTTGTTTGGGGAGTTCTTTGGATGCGGCCTGAATGGGCCGTCGTAATCCCCGATATTGTTTGAGAATACTTCAATTTACTTGTTGACACATTCTCAGGGTTTGTTAGGTTCGGGACAGGCCAGCATTGGCGTGCTGGCCGCGCCCCTAACCTTTCACCTGAGGACACAGGCTATGGCTGACTACAGGGCTAACATGCCCAACCGCGACAGGCTAATGGAACTCCTATCTTACGATCCTGACACCGGAATTTTCACATGGAACAAGAAGGTCGGCGCAAGGGCGTTGGCCGGCGCTGAAGCGGGCGGGACGTATAAGGATGGATATCACTACGTAGCGTTTGACAGGACCATCTATCGAGCAGCCAGACTCGCGTGGTTTTACGTGTACGGTTCTCCTGTTCCCGATTACATCGACCACATCAATCGGGATCGAACAGACAACCGCATCGCCAATCTCCGCGAGGCCACGAATTCGCAGAATTGCAGCAACTCAGTGGCGCGTAAGCAGAGCAAGTCAGGCATCAAAGGCGTCACATGGGCGCCGGATCGCAAGAAATGGCTCGCCAAGATTTGCGTGAATTACAAGGCCATAAAACTTGGCTACTTCGGCACGTCAGAAGAAGCTGCCGCAGCCTATGAAACCGCCGCACGCGCGGCATTTGGCGAGTTCGCCAGGACAAAACAGGAGCCCCAATGAGCGGCAGCACATCACGAGCGCAGACCAACTTTTTGATGCAGGGCGGCGTCTTTCAGGCCGCTCTCGCGAAAATGCAGGAAGCCGGCACGCTCGCGGCGGACTACGTCTACCACGAGTATCCGAGGATGGTGCGGCTGTCGCGCGGCGTCCAGGAGGTCGAGCGCCATACGGAGACGTGTGACAAGCGCTCGATCACCTGGACGGAGAGGAAAGAGGTTTTCGAGGATATCATCGTCAATTCCGAGGAAGAGGAAGAGCGCGTTCTGTCCGGCGGCAAGACGTCCGCGCAGATGGAGGACGAACGCCAGGGCCTGATTCAGCGGGCGCGGAACCTGGGCATCCCCGCCGATCCGAAATGGTCGGCGGTGCGCCTGCGTCGGGAACTCGGCGATGCGCTCGACGCGCCGGCGCCGGGCGATGACATGGCGAAGTTGGAAGCGGAACTCGCTAACCTTCGCAAGATGGCCGCCATGCAGGCCGAGATCGAGGCGCTACGGGCGCAGGTCGCCCGGCCGGCGGTCAGCGAAGCGGATGAGGTCGAGGAACTGAGGGCGCAACTGACCGCACTTGGTGTCGAGTTCCAT